AACCGGCACCTGTGGAGCATCCTCGGCAACCGGATACTGTGGAGCATCCTCGGCAGAAGACAAGGATGCATTAGCTGTTGCTTGGGGCTACAAATCAAAAGCAAAGGGCGTTATTGGCTCGTTTCTTGTTTTTGCAGACTGGGAATACACTGGCTCAAAAGATAATCCGGAATATGACAGAAATAACCAGAGTGCGTGGGTTCTTAACGGCGCAAAGATGGTGCAGGTTGATGGGGAGATTATCAAGCCGGATACTTGGTATACGATTGAAAATGGAGAGATTGCGGAGGTATCAGAATGAATTACATAAAAGCAAAATATCCAAACCAGAGCCGGTCATATATATTTGCTACATCAGACGATGTAAAAGCCGGAGACATGGTTTTAAATGCCAAAGGCGCAAAGCTGAAAGTTACGGATGAAACCGTGGATATGAAGTGGGTGGCAACCTACGGTGCTGATAAGATGGCGGTTGTGAAGAAATATGAAGAACCTGAGAAACGGTATATTGTCGAGCGTGAGTTTGAACATGCAGGATACAAATGTGTTGTCATATTTGGAAATGTCGGGCACAGATGCGGTTATGTCGGTATTCCAAAGAATCATCCGTTATACGGAAAAGATTACGGCGATCACCTTGAAATCAAGAAATCTGATGTTGTAGACAGAGCGGTAAGTGGAATTTTCCCTTTGCTCGGTGCTTGTCTTGACGAGGACGAGAGAATCTGCATTGAAGCGTATTTTCAGTGTCATGGCGGAATTACTTACGCAGGAGGCGGGGATCATTCCGATTATCCGATTGAAAGTGATTTATGGTGGTTTGGATTTGACTGTGCGCACTATGGAGATGCGGATGATTTGGACCGTGCAATAGATCTGTTTCCAAGTAGAAAGGACATGTATTTGTTAAAGAAAAGGGTAACGAGTAGATATCCGATTGATGAGGCTGTCATTCGCACGGAGGAATATGTCACGGATGAATGCAAGAAGTTAGCGGAACAGTTAAAAGAATTTGAAGAAAGTGAGGAATAGTTATGGTTGTTAAAACAAAAACATTTTGGGACGGAAAGAAATTGCACAAGGTAGATCTTAAAAAAGATCGCTACGAATATACCGTTTTGATTGATGGATAGGTGTACAAAAAGACATCGAATGAACTGTATGCAGTTCAGGCATTTAATTCAATTTAAGGAAAGGTCGGTTAATTATGGCACAGAACAATAATTTAGAGGTGCAGAAAGTCAACACTGCGGTAAGTCAGTGGACTAATTCAATCACAAACCTTGTTACAAAGGATTTTGAGTTATGCGGCGTTCCGTATGATGATTATTCAAAGCAATGCGCTATGTCAGCTATGACAAGCATCTATCAGCTTGTTAAGTATAGCGATAAAATCAAGGACTTAAACGGACTTGATACATCAAATCTGCGTGAGGTTGTCGGTCAGTGCGCAAGTCTTAAGCTTAATGCGAATGCAGTGCCGAGAGAGTGCTATTTTCAGTTGCGCACAAAGAAATCCGGAGAAAACTATGTACAGGTCGTAGAAATGGGAATCGAGGGAGACGGCAACGATGCATTGCTTCGTAACTATGGGGAGAATGTAGATACCGTATATCCTTGCTGGCTTGTCAAAGAGGGGGATGAGTTTTCGTATCCAAAGCATAAGGGAATCGAAATGACACCGCCGGAATGGGAAGAGAAAGGACTTTCTCAGAGAGTTGTCCGTGTTGTTTATCCTCTGAAATTAAAGGACGGCACATTTCAGTATCTGATTGCAGAGAGAGACGGTGTAAAAGTTAATCTGTTTGCTCATGTGCGCAACAATCTGATGAATGAGACTTTCGGAATTTGCCAGAATCGTTACAAGGCATCTGCGGAGCAGTTAAGCAAAATCAAGTCAAAGAAAGAAGAAATTTTCGATGCTTTGATAAAATGTGCAACAGTTGATGAAATGCTTGAATGTGAGGTTGCAAAGCCGTATATCAGCGCGGTATGGCTTGATACGCCGGAATCTATGATTGTTCGTAAGATGCGAAACAATGCAATCAAGAAATATCGCAAGGACTTTAACAGTATGGCAAAGCAGTCATTCAATCAGCTTGATGAAACCTATGTTCAGACACAGGAAGAAATCGAAGAAAATGCCAATTCCGAGGAGTTCCAGGCTGAACCGGAAGTCGCGGAGACCGTGGAAGAGCCTAAAATGGCAGAGCCGGAAAAGGTAACCGGAGAAGTCGTTGAGAATGACGAGAATGTGCCGGAGTTTATGAAAGATTAGGAGGATATGGATCATGATTTTTGTAAAGTTAGCAATTCTGTTGTGGATAACATTTTTGATTGTGAGATTTTTTGTCAGGGCGAATGTCACGTTAGAAGAAAAGGTTGTGGCTGCCATTGGCAAGAAAATTAAAATGACATTTGGAAGATGGGTGCTTGTCATTGTATTTCTGCTTGCCCTCACCGATTCATTCGCGGCCTTGGTGTGGTTTCTGTTTTTCAGATAGGAGGTTGCCATGAGAGTTATATCACAGGACGGCACGATTGATTTGCCGTATGAACAGGTAATAATTACAAGACATGATAAAAGCATTTACTTAATGGAACATCTTACTGAGGACGTTGAAATTGCTAAATATTCCACGGAAGAAAAAGCAGACGAAGCCATGGAAGAATTAAGAGTGGCTTATATTTGCCATAATCTTGTAAAGATGGGGCAGACACCGCCAGATGGAATTGGCGAAAAACTTACTATGGGTTTGAGAGGAGTATTTGAGCTTCCGTCGGATGAAGAATTGGAGTAGCATATGGAAGTTATGTCAGTCTTAGAAGACGTGCAGAAAGGCATGAAAGATAATATTTATAACTTCTGCAAAGATGGGAAATGTAGCCAATGCGGTAACTGCTGTTCCAATCTTTTACCAATGAGCAGAAAAGAAGTAGATAACATTCGCAGATATATTCGTAAGAACCATATCAAAGAGTGCAAACATCTTCTTCCCACTGCGAATAGAACGTATGATATGACATGCCCTTTTCTTGATACGGATAAGAGTTGCGAGAAATGCAGAATCTATCCGGTTCGACCAGAAATTTGCAAGCAATTTATCTGTGACAATGAGCAGAGAGCAAAGCACAATAGGGCATTGTTGGGACAGACGAGACAGATTATTGATGTGAGGAGTGAGTTCTTTAATGAGACTTAAAGTTTTAGGTTCTGGTTCATCCGGCAACTGCTACATTCTGGAGAATGAAAACGAAGCCTTGATAATCGAAGCTGGGTTGCCATTCATGGAAGTCAAGAAAGCACTGGATTTCAATGTGATGAAAATTAAGGCTGTGATTACTACCCATTTCCATACTGACCATAGTCTTTATAGCTTACAATATGTGCAAGCTGGCATTCCTGTTTTTGAACCATGCAGACAGCCGATAAAAGATTCTGAAATGCGTTTTAGAAAAGGAAATTTTGACATAAGAGCATTTGAAAACCGTGATAAATCTGGAAGATGGCTACATAACAACGGAGACGGTTCAGAGTGTCCGTGCGTTGGGTTTTACATTGCGCATCCAGATATGGGAAGCCTTGTGTATGCAACAGACACAGAATACGTCAAATGGCGATTTAAGGACATTAATCACATCATGGTGGAAGCCAACTACGATATGCAGTTTGTGAACCGAGAAGAGCCAAATTACGAGCACAGATTAAGAGGTCACATGAGCCTGCCAACGGCGCTTAAATTTATTTCTACTAACGATAATCCGGCATTGCGAAATGTTGTTCTAATTCACTTATCAGATAAATCAGCAGATTCGGCATTATTCAAACAAAAGACAGAAGAAACAGTTAAATATGGATCAGATGTTTACGTGGCGGAACGTGGATTAGAGGTCGATATGAACCTTTACCCGTTTTAAGGAAGCGAGGAATAAGTGAATGAATAAAGTGATTTTAATGGGAAGATGCACCAAAGACCCGGAAGTAAGATGGTCGCAGGGCGAGAAGTCAACAGCTATCGGTAGAATTACTCTGGCGGTTGACCGGAAATTTAAGCAGGATGGACAGCCAACGGCAGATTTTATCAATTGTCTTGCGTTTGGTAAAAGAGCAGAGTTTCTTGAAAAATATTGCAAAAAGGGAACAAAGCTTGTAATTGAAGGAAGCTGGCAGACCGGAAGTTACACCAACAAAGACGGTAATAAGGTGTACACCAATGAGTGTTTGATCGAAAGCTGTGAATTTGCAGAGAGCAAACAGGCTTCGCAGGACAACGGAAGTTACAAACCGCAGCCTATGACAGATTCGGATGGTTTTATGGATATTCCGGATGGAATTGAGGAAGAGTTGCCTTTTACTTAATAATGACTCGGATAAATCAATGGAAGGGAGATATGTATGTTATTGATCGAGGACAAAGGTCAGAAAGAGGGTCAGCACATACTTAAGAATCGCTATTTTGATCGTAATGACATAGAGGTGCTACGAGCACCTCTTCCAGTTGGAGATTATGTTATCGCGGAAGAAACCGTTCTTGACGTTATAAGACGAAAGTCAGCAAGAAAGATGGAAGTTAAGAAGATGGACTTTATTGGAAGCTACAAGGTTGCCGTAGATACTAAGAAGGACATGCAGGAGATTACGGGAAACGTCTGCGGAAAACAGCATCCAAGGTTCCGAGACGAGTGTATTTTGGCGCAGAACAACAATATAGCACTGTATGTTTTGGTTGAGAACATGGATGGAATAAAAACTATTGAAGACGTTTTTCATTGGCACAATCCAAGGCTTGAGAGATACAACAAGATAAAGTACATGCATGGTATTGGAAAGTGGTTGAATGTACCTCTTCCAAAGGCACCGCCAACAAGCGGGGAAGTCCTTGGAAAAGCAATGCTGACAATGCAGCTTAAGTACGGCGTGGAATTTGTTTTTTGCAGACCGGAAGATGCAGGATCGCGTGTCATTGAGCTTTTGGAAGTAGAAAAGTGATAATTTTTTGGAACTTGAAGGAGATATTATGGCAAGTAAGCGGATGTTTCGTATAGATTTAGTGACGTCAGATGCTTTTCTTGACATGCCGCTCACAGCGCAGGGGTTGTTTTTTCATTTATGCATACGGGCAGATGACGACGGTTTTGTTGACTGCGCCAATAAAACAGTAAGAGAGTGCCAGGCTTCAAAGGAAGACTTGCAAATTCTCATTGACAAACATTATGTTCTTACTTTTCCAGGATCTAATGTTATTGTCATAAAACATTGGAAATTACATAACTGCATTCAAAAAGACCGTTATAAGCCAACCAATTATGCAGAAGAAAAATCAATGCTTTATACGAAAAAAAATGGAGCATACACATTTGATGCTTCAAAAAATTTTTCCGGAGTGAATGCAATAAGGAGCGCAGGAAGCTCGCCGGGGAAAGAAGTGGAAGCGTGCATACCGTCATTGGCGGAAGTGGCTGATTATTGCCGTAAGAGGAAGAATGGTGTTAGCGCAGAATCATTTATTGATTACTACAAATCAATAGGTTGGAAACGTAATGGAGAAATAATAACCGACTGGAAAGCCGCATTAAGGAGCTGGGAGAAGCAGGAGAAAGAGAGTAACACAAGATCAAAAAACAAATTTAATAACTTTCATCAGAGATCTTATGACTATGATGAATTAGAAAAAACTTTGGTGGAAACAAATGTTAAGGAAGGGCGTGACAAGAAATGATGGAAATGGGCGAATGCGAAATTTGCAGCAGGTACAGACATGCAAAGCATAAAGGTGAACAGTTGGAGATTCTTGCGGAACTAAACGACGTCCCAAGGCACAAAATTATTGTGATTTTATTGGAAAACGGAGAAAATGTAAAACTTCCAATAAGAACAAGGGGAAGAAAACGCAATACGGATTTTACAGAAAAAGAATACCAGAAAGCATTACTTAATAGGCTTGATGAATTGGATGGTCAAATTTCTGATCGTGAAAATGAATTCAAAGATATATGCACAGTCCTTTTTGGAACTCGATTCGATTGAGATGAAAAGAAAGGAGAACTGATTCATGAGAAATAAAGATGAAGAACTTAGGCGAGAGGGAATGGCATATGCTCTGCGAATTGCAAAGGAGAAGGGAATTGACTCTCTGGAAGAAGAGTGCCGCTTTCGCGGCGCAACAAAATTACCACTTGCGCTACCCAAGAATGCAATAGATGAATGCGTTAGCAAGATTAAATTAAATACCATAGACACGGTAACGATTTTGTCTGCAATGGTTTTGCACGATGAGTTTGACTTTGGTAAAAGCCGAATACAGAGATTTGTTGATCGCTTCAATAAAAAGGCAGAATGCATCATGGATGATTATGCTACATGGGAAGATCAGATACAGATCTTGAAAGAAGAGTGTGGGTTGGATTTTAAAATTCGCAGAAATGACACTGATGTGAAAGTGAGATAAAGGTATGAAAGAAAAAATGCGGAAATAAAGACATAATCGGATGGAAAACTGGAAATGGTGTATTTGACTGGTGGATGGAAGATAAAAACATAGATGGTCAGTACAGCATGGACTTCGATGGTATTGACCTGATCGGGTTCAACGAAAAAGGAAATTAGAGAAAGGAGCCGGAACCTATCCGGATAAAAGGCGCGCCGGGTTCCTGAAAAGAAAATGAAAGATTTAGACAATTATGAGTGTGATGGTCAGATTGAAATGACGGACTATTTAAAATCCCAGATAAAATGTGGAGCGGTAAAAGATCTGACTGCATGGATCAACAGCCAAGGGAAAGCACAGTACACGCAGATCGGCGAAGTGGTAAAAGATGCGTATGAAAGGCACAAGGATTCTGCTGAACTGGTAGATAGGATCACGAACGCTGTGTCGGTGTATGTGCTTACCCAGTCTGTGGGGTATATGGATTACTTGAGAAGCGAAAGCGGGGTGGTTGCAAATGATTAACGGAGAATTGCTAGTTGATAACTTTGCCGGCGGGGGCGGCGCTTCCACTGGGATAGAACTGGCAACCGGATACAGTGTTGACATTGCAATCAACCATGATCCGGAAGCCATCCGGATGCACAAGGCGAATCATCCGAATACCAAGCACTACTGTGAAAATGTGTGGGCGGTGGATCCGGTAAAAGCCTGCGGCGGTCATCCGGTGGCTCTTGCTTGGTTTAGCCCGGACTGTAAGCATTTCAGTAAGGCAAAAGGTGGAAAGCCAAAGGATAAAAACATTCGTGGTCTTGCATGGGTAGCCTGCCGCTGGGCGGGGCTGGTGCGACCGAGGGTCATCATGCTGGAGAATGTGGAGGAATTTAAAACTTGGGGTCCGCTTGGGCGGCGGCACCATCCGATCAAGAGCAAACAGGGCGAAACATTTCGGAAGTTTGTTCAGCAGCTCACAGATTTAGACTATGAGGTAGAGTTCCGGGAGTTGGTTGCGGCTGATTATGGAGCGCCGACCATGCGCAAACGATTCTTCATGATCGCGCGGTGTGATGGCAAGCCGATAGTCTGGCCAGAGCCGACACACGCACCGGCAGACAGTGACGAGGTCAAGGCTGGACTGCTGAAACCGTATGTGGGAGCATACACGCAGCTTGACTTTTCTCTTCCATGTCCGTCCATTTTTGATACGTCCGAGGAAATCAAAGAGAAATACGGGATCCGGGCGGTACGCCCACTGGCACCGAAGACGATGGAGAGAATAGCACGAGGACTGAAAAAGTTTGTGCTGGACAACCCGGAACCGTTCATTATCCAGTGCAATCATGGCGGGGAGCGCAGACTGAATAATATTCGTGAGCCGATGCCTACAATCACCGGAAAGCACGGATATGGAATTGTGAAACCGTATATAGTGCAGATAGGGCAGACTGGATTCACAAAGGATCGGAGTAAAGATGTCAAAGAACCTTTGACAACTATCGTGAGCAAAAATGAACATTGTTTAATCAGTCCTACACTTATCCAGTACCATTCCGAAACGGCGCAGGGAGAAGTCAGAGGACAGACGATTAAAGATCCGATTATGACCGTGGATGGTTCGAACCGATACGGATTGGTCACATCATTTTTGAGCAAGTTCTATAAATCGGGAATAGGTCAAGACGAGAGAGAGCCGTTACACACGATCACAACATCTGCCGGTCACTTTGGCGAGGTTAGAGCGTTTCTAATCAAATATTACGGAGATGCCACAGGGCAAGACATCGAAAAGCCACTTGATACAGTTACCACTAAGGACAGATTTGGATTGGTTACGATTGAAGGTGTAGATTATCAGATTGTGGATATCGGGCTTCGTATGCTGGAACCAAAGGAACTGTATGGATGCCAGGGATTCCCGGATGATTACATAATAGATCACGATTACACCGGCAAGACATATCCTAGAAGTGAACAGGTCAGAAGATGCGGCAATGCGGTGTGTCCGCCGATTCCTGCGGCATTGGTCAAAGCCAATCTACCAGAGTTATGTGTGGCAGAGCGTACACCAAACATGATGATTAAGGCAGAGCAGACCGGACAGCTCCGGTTCGCATGAGGTCAAACAGCTATAGTCCACGCCAGCAGTAATGCGGCGGGGCGGAAAGAGAGGAAAAATAGATGGAGAAATTTTTTACAATTAACAAAGACAGTGATTTTTATAAAGCATATGTACAGTATCAGAAAGATGTAAAAGCGAATGCGCAGGCATTTAAGAAATTTTCCGAGGAACACGGGATTGAGTCGACGCAATATATTCCAGACGATAGAGCGGTAATAATTATTCCAACTGAAAATGATTTGCAGAAATTTCAGGGTATGTTTACAAAAAATAAATTGTATTACGAAAACGGTGTTAGACGTTTCAGAGCAAACTGTCAAATTACCAAGGATTGGCTTGAGATTGCAAAGACGGTACCAAAGCCGAAAAAACCGGATTACTTCTGCTACGGAATGAGATTTTGTGGGAAATATAGCACAAGGTGCTTTATGATCGGCGATGTTTTATATGGTTCGGCGGAGAATGTAGAAGTAAAGCTACTCGACTTTATGACAGAAATTAAAGCGAGCGAGTTTTATAAGGCAATCGAGGAAGAAGAGAGCAGAGAAAAGGAGCAGTTATGAAAAAGAAAATTTTAGCAGCAATTTTAACAGCAACACTCTTGATCGCCGGATGCAGTGACATGGCAAACGTCAGCGCGGGACAGAATAATACGATGGTATTGGTAGTAAGTGAGCGGGATTACAGTATCTACGCGGACAAGGACACAGGCGTCATGTATCTGTATATTGGGAGTGGGAGTGGTGGCGGTCTTACAGTCATGCTTAATGCAGACGGTACACCGAAGATTTGGCAGGGAGAAAAATAAAATATTGGAGGATATTGGCTTATGAAGTTTTCAAAACTGACTAAGCCAGAGCTTGAAGAAATTATTGAAAACGCCAATTTTACGGAGCAGGAAGAGGAAATATTTTCTCTTCTTGCTCGTGGATTTATACCAAAAGAAATATCAATGAAAATTTGTATTCCGCTAAGAACAGTAGAAAGGCGTATCTTTGATATAAAGCAAAAAGTCAAGAGATTGGAAGGTGATTTAAACGGAAAATCTTTCTAAAAGTGAATTGTTGAATTTTGCCATTGAAAATGGTATTATCGACATAGACACCATTCAGAAAAAAATTGAGATGAACGAAAGGAAGAAATTTATTGAAAAACACAATTATAGCATTTGGGAAGGAAAAGACGGTAAGTTTTACACATATTTGCCCGATGAAGAAAGCCAGAGAGGGAAAAAACTTGTAAAAAGAACATCTGAAAAGGCGATAGAGGACGAGATAGTGAAGTTTTATAAAGCCATGGAAGATGAACCGACAATCAGCCAAGTATATTCTAGCTGGATTTCTGAAAAATTGGAATATGGTGAAATAACAAGGCAGACAAAGGACAAGTACGAAACGAATTTTAAAAGATTTTTTGAAAATGAGTATTTGCCGATTGCAAATAGAAAAATCCGGTATATTGACGAAGAAATATTGGAATCATTCATAAAAACAGCTATTTCAAAGCTGGAACTTACGCAGAAAGCGTACTCCGATATGCGGATATTGATTAACGGAATTTTCAAATATGCAAAGAAAAAACATTATACTAGCTTGAGCATAACCAATTTCATGGGTGATTTAGAAATTTCGGAGAAGTCATTTAAAAGGAATCATAAGTCTGACAACGAATTAGTTTTTTCTAAAGATGAAGAGCTTTTGATTGAACAATTCATAATGGAAGACCAGCCTACATTGATTGAACTTGGAATTATTTTGGCATTTAAAACCGGACTAAGGGTTGGAGAAATATCCACGCTTTCATGGTCAGATATTGCAGAAAATAAGATACATATATCAAAGACAGAAATACGATACCGAGATGATAGTGGCAAATATGTGTTTGATGTTCAGAATTTTCCAAAGAGCGATGCCGGATTTAGAGATGTTATAATTACCGAAGATACCAATGAACTTATGAGAAAAATAAAAATGCTTAACCCTTTTGGAGAATATATTTTTATGAAAAACGGTAAAAGGATAAAAGGACAAGCATTTACAAGACGTTTATATGTGATCTGCGATAAAGTTAAAATTGGTGAGCGATCAATTCATAAGGCGAGAAAGACATATGCTACAAAGCTTATAGATGGAAATGTTCCAGAATCTGTAATAAAAACACAAATGGGTCATACTGATATTAGAACAACGCTTGACCATTATTATTTTAATAATAAAACAGAGAGTGAGATGCAAGAATACATTGCGAAAGCACTATCGATGTAAAAGGTAACACGAGGTAACACCTTTAGGTATAAAGAAACCTAGTATTTATGCGGGTTTGCGGGGTTTGATACCGAGTTCAAATCTCCCTTCCGCTACTATTTTTTTAAAATTGAAAACCTTGTGAAGCCTTGATTTTACTGGAAGAAAGGAGATTTTGAATGGTGTCTTTTCTGAAAGTAAAAATTAAAGGTAACACCAAAGGTAACACGAACAAACGTACGAACGCTTAAGGCGTTCTTTTTTTATTGCAATTTTGGCGGTGATACGGCGGGAAACAGGCGTTATTTAGACGGTATTCTGGCGGTTTTACCGTCTTTTTTTATGCCACAATATAAGCAAAGGGAGGGATGATAATGTTTTCTGACGATGTTCTTGAGAAAATTTTTGCCAGAAAAGAATTGCAATCATTAGATTTGTCAACGCAGTCATCTATTATTCACGCAATCGAGGATGTTTTGGAGGAGGTTGAAGAAAATGAACATGAACGGAGTTTATCCGGCACCGGGATATAGTCAGCAAATTCCTTATCAGGCATCATATGGGTATAATCCATATGGTAATCAGCAAAGAATTGAACAGCCGCAAAATTATTTTCAACCGGCGCAAACACAGCAAATTCAGCAGCCACAAATGACTCCTATTGGAATAAATGGGAAAATTGTTCCTTCTGTTGAAAATATTACTGCAAACGATGTGCCGATGGATGGAAGTGTGGCGTTTTTTCCAAAGCAGGATATGTCGGAAATATACGCCAAAAGCTGGAACGCAGATGGTACAATCCGCACAATCGTTTTTAAGCCGGTTTTAAATGATATGACCAACAATTTATCGCATGAACCAGAAAAAATGAAATTTGACCTATCAGACGAGTGCACAGGGGCATTTATGGGAAAGTTTGATGAACTGTTTGGAAAAATTGAACAGTTAGAGGAACGTATTGGTAAAATTCCGGTTCCACAGAAAAAAACTTCTCAAATTAAAAAGGAGAGTGAATCCGAATGAATCCGATGCAAATGATTTTGAATCAAATGATAAATTCCCCACAGGTACAGAATAATCCAATGGCTAAAAATGCCATGCAAATGTATCAAAACGGAGACAGCAATGGCTTAAAATCAATGGCAGAAAACCTTTGTAAAGAAAGAGGAATTACAGTAGATGAAGCAAAGCAAAAGGTTATGAGTATGTTTAATCATTAGTACATTTTGGGTTGCGCGCACAATAACCGGTTATCCCATTTGTAAATAAATCAGATGGAGGTAAACAAAATGTTTAATGGAAACGCATCTCCTAGTCTTGCTGATATTGCAGCAGTGACAGGAAACGGGAGAAACAATGATGGTATGTGGGGCGGCGATGGCTGGTGGGCTATCATTATCTTCGCTATGATCTTTGGCTGGGGCGGCTTTGGCGGCAATGGCTGGGGAGGAAACGGAGGTATGGGAGCAACAGCATCTGCATACACCGACTCTGCAATTCAGCGTGGATTTGACACGCAGGCTATCATCGGAAAGTTAGATGGCATCACAAATGGTCTCTGTGATGGATTTTACGCACAGAATACCGCCGTTATGAACGGTTTCCATGGTGTAGACAATGCAATCTGCAACCTTGGATATCAGACGCAGCAGGGATTTAATACCACAAACGTGACACTTATGCAGGCACAGAATGCTTTGCAGTCACAGCTGGCTAATTGCTGCTGTGAGACCAGAGAAGCTATCCAGGGTGTGAACTACAATATGGCGCAGAACACCTGTGCACTGCAGAACACCATGAACAGCAACACCAGAGACATTATCGACAGCCAGCAGGCAGGAACAAGGGCAATCCTTGATTACCTGTGTCAGGAAAAGATTTCTTCCTTACAGGCAGAAAATAATGACTTAAGAAGAGCCGCATCACAGGATCGCCAGTCTGCATTGCTCACTACTGCAATGTCAGCGCAGACACAGCAGATCATCAACGCTGTAAATCCGGCTGCAATCCCGGCATATGTTGTTCCAAATCCTAACGCTTATGCGTATGGTTGTGGATGTAACACAGGATGTAGCTGCTAAAAGTAGCTGCTACACAAAATTGAATAATTGAGTATCTTAATTGAGTTTAACTCGATTATGTCTGCTGTGCAGTATTGCTTATAAACACAAAGGGCAGACTATAATGTTTGCCCTTATTTTTTGAAAGAGAGGTAAATAATTATGGCAGAATTTACAGGGATTGCAATTCAAACTGTCGCGCAGGGAGAAGATGTGGCATTTACAGAAACTCCGGTATGCGCAACAAAATGCATTGTTCATAGACAGGGAAGTGGCATTGTTAAATTAAGAGGACTTACAAATCAGTGCCGGGCAAGATTTTTGGTATCTTATTCTGGAAACATTCAAATTCCTACAGGTGGCACAGTTGAAGCTATTTCACTGGCTATTGCAATTGATGGAGAACCGTTGCAGTCAACTCGAATGATTGTTACACCGGCGGCAGTTGAAAACTTCTTTAACGTTTCGGCGCAGGCATATGTGGACGTTCCTCGCGGTTGCTGTGTTACGGTAGCGGTACAGAATACGTCTGCGCAGGCAATCGAAGTTCAGAACAGCAATTTAATTGCAGTCCGGGAAGCGTAAGGAGGGCGGTTTTATGGATATTAAGAGAATGCACGAAATGATCGAAAAACTGTCTGAAAGCGCAGAGTGTGAGTTTGCAAAAGGTATCGAATGTGTAGATACAGAAGAGATGGGAAAAGTCACGGACATGCTTAAAGACCTTGCGGAAGCCATGTATTACCGGACGCTTACAAAATCAATGGACGAATCAGACCCAGAGCAGGTTCTTGATATGTTTGAGCGTTACGGAGACGGCAGACGGTATTATGACCGTTACCGGTATGCAGACGGCAGATTCGCGCCAAAGGGAAGAGGTACGCGCCGCGGATATGAAGAACCTCCGTACTGGCACATGACACCGGAAATGTACCGGGAAATGGAACACGACCGTGATATGGATCGTCACTCTGGCAAAATGTATTACACAGAGCCTACAATTGCGGCAGATGGCGGTATGCGTGACCGCAGAGAGGGTAAAAGCGGAATGAGCCGCAGAAGCTACATGGAAAGCAAAGAGCTTCACAAAGGCAATACGCCGGAGGACAAGGACGCAAAGATGCATGACCTTGAAAAATACATGAAAGAACTTTCGGAGGATATGGCGGAGCTTATCTCTGACATGACACCGGAAGAGCGCACAATGACAAAGAGCAAGCTGTCAACGCTTGTTTCCAAAATGTAATGGCAGGGGCAGCAATGCCCCTGTTTGTTTGAACATTGACAACTGAATATCAGCTAGTGATTTGTGGATTTGAATGTACTGCTCCAAAAATATGGGTGTTGATTTTTGAGGGAAATTTTTTGAAAAAAGATATTGACTTTTTGGTGTGACATAAATATAATAAAGGTGTGACAAGAAAGGAAGTGATTCAATGTCACCAGCAGGTCGTCCAAAAGTTGATAACCCAAAGTCAAACAGGTTCAGCATTCGTCTTGATAAAGAAACTGAATTAAAATTGAGATTGTATTGTAAAAAATACAATCTTACTAAAGGCGAAGCTATAAGACGAGGAATTCATCTTCTTTTGGAAAAAGAAAAAGAGTAGTCAAGCATTACTTGGCGGTAACTGACTACTCTGACACCAATCCGAAATGAATTGATAAATCAATCATATCACTTTCTTTCGGAGGAATCAAACATTTTTTGAAAAGAAAGGCAGTGAAAGATGAAAGAACAGCTGATAACGGAAATCCAGAGCATACAGGACGAAAAATTTTTGCAGTTTATTTTGAACACAATTATTTCATTTAAGCAGAAATGGGGGATTTGCTGATGAACGATATTCAGATTTCAGAAAACAAAGAAGAACTGACACTGACAACTATCGACATTGCGGACATGATGGAAATGCCGCACTGGCAGATTTTAAGAAAGCTGGACGGAACGAAAAAAATCAAAGGAATTATACAAATTTTAGGAGACAACAAAATTGTTGTTACCGACTATTTTATACCGTCTACATACTTATCCGAACAAAATAAGGAGATGCCATGCTACAAAGTAACCCGCATGGGATGTGAGTTCCTCGCAAACAAATTTAACGGGGAAAAGGGAATTGTCTTTACTGCTCGATATGTGAAACGCTTCCACGACATGGAACAGGCGCTGAAAAACCCGCAGCCTGCAATTACGGAGAAAGACCCGTTTGAGCACTGGGAGATTCGATGGAAACATGAAACGGAAACATGGTTTTCAAAGAACAACTGGAAGTTAAGTATAATCCTAGAACGGTTTGGTTGGACTCGAAAATTTTTATACCACAAGATTCTCGTGGAATTATCGGATCTGCACAACTTACGCGCAATCGAAAAGGCATATTACGCCAGTTATGGATATCCACCGGAATACGCTCTTGATCTGCTTGATTTTAATAGAGACCTCAACGATACGGCGACAAGATACATCAATTACCTACTTATTGAAGAATAAAAGGTAAAATAAGCATGAATTTAGAAACCACTAGCTGATATTTGGCTGGTGGTTTCTTTTTTGGAGGTAAAATATGTTTTTAATAAATGGTATTGAATGGAAAATAAAATTTGTTCACAGTGCAAGCGGAAAGCTGATGCGCTCTGATGGCTCTACCAGCCTTGCTGTGACCGATTGGAACGACAGGGCTATATATGTTTCAGATAAACCGAAAAATGGTTATTTGCGCAAAATACTGGCTCATGAGCTTTGCCATTGTTTTTGTTTTTCCTATAACATTCATATGCCAATCGAACAGGAAGAGTATCTTGCGGACTGGATCAGCCTGTACGGAACCGATCTAATCTACCTTTTGGATGATCTGATGGCAAACATTGATTGGAGGGCGGCATAGTGGACAAAATAGATGAATTGTTAATGTATGTGCAGAAGACAAACCCTGGAATGACAAGGGAAAAGTTGATAGATGAACTAAACAAAAGCGATTATGCCGCAAAAGCTTTGCTTTTTACTTCGGAAAACTTTCGGAAAAATTTTCGATCCCCCCTACCTTAAGATTTGGAAAAGGATTTTCGGTTTTTAATTTTTAAAAAATTTTTGAAATTTTCGCCAAAATATTCGGAAAAAATTTGATACCCCCCTAGGGTAAGATTTCGGCACGAAAAACCGTTTTTGAGATTTTGAGAATTTTGTTCAGATTTTCGCAAAAATTTTTTGAAACTTTTTTGTAAGTGCAAGTTCAGATTGCACTCATCCATGATCTGGTCGTACTTGATCTTGCTATGTGCCGTCGCCCGTTTGGAAGCGCTGAAATAATGCAGGCGCGGAAACCTCCGCACAAATGCGCAAAATGAGTACAACAAATAAAGCAAACGTCTACATGACATTGCAATTATACAGGCGCGCACATGCCTGCAAGTCATTATATGCACAAACTCGCCAAAATGTCAACGCGCAATGCATCTGCTTTGCGTCAACAAGTATAAACAAAAAAAGCCGCCGGAAGTGATCCGGCTGTAATCCTCTGCAGCGGCTGTATTAAAAGTATGATTTCTCATAGCATACCTGTTTTAAATAATTGATTTTCTGCCAAAGTTCGCCGTTTAAATTCATAGCGTAAAGCATAATATCAGCTGGGACAGTTTCAAGAAGCTTTTCATATCTTTTCAATTCTGGCATAGAATCAAGCCACTTTTCAAATTTTCCCGTTTCCGGGTAAAGGCAAGCCGGGGAATCGAACCCCGGAACATTGCACCACCTGCACTTGCTTAAATGATAACACCCAATCGCATACAATCCATTTTCCGATCACAAAAGGCGCGCCACTTTTCGGGATCACCTTTGATGTTTTCGGCGGTTCTGGTGTCCGCCCATTCGTCCCGGGCTTTAATATAAGCGGCTTTCGCATCGTCTTTCTGTTTCTGTAATTTTTCCATAAATTCCATAATATCAACCTTCCTTTCTATGCGTTTGCTTCTTTTCTCAAAATCTCAATAGCTTCGTCTGTTGTGTGTTCTCTGTACCACTTCCAGGGCTTGCTATACGCCTTCGCCAGCGCGAAATCTTCTTGAGTTTCTAAAAAATAATCCCTAACTTTCAAAAATGCTTTCTCAGCTTCTTCTAATTTATTCATACGATCAACCATCCTTTCATTCTGCGCCCTGTCTCATCGGTGCAGGTGGGGCAGTTCCTGCAGACCGCCGCTCGGGCGGTTTCGACTATTCGCAAATTTTCCGGAAGATGTCTATTGTAATATTTGCAGCGGCTCTTTTTTTATCCGAAACGTAGCCGCGGCGCTTGCTTTTCAAGGCTTTTTCTGCCTGCTTAAGATTTCCAATTCCCCAGTTTCCGGCTTTTTCAAGTTTTTCCCATTCTTCCGGCGAAACCTTTATAGCTTTAAGCGTTTTCGGGTTAATGCTAAAGCATTTACTGTCTTCTGGGTGCAAAAGCTGACACAGCGGAATATATTCATGCGTTCCCATGTTCTCGCCGATATTCCAGACAAAAAATCCTTTCGGAATTTTTGTGACAATCTCAAAAACGTCTGTTTTACCAATTGCTGTAGTGGTATAAATTTTATTGTTTTCAATTCTTAAATTTTCCATAAATTCCCTTTCTGGTCTGCCATCGTCAGAGCCGCGGCGACCGGTCCGCGGCTGACGCTCCAGCTTGGAGCGTTTCGGCTATTTGAACATATACGCAGGTGCTTGAATTGATCCGCCATCACATGCGGCGTATATTATCAATTCGCCTTCCTTTTTGTATGAATAATAATATACGCATTTTATAGCGTTTTCCTGGTCGTTATAGCCGTATGTGATAATGTCCCCCGGCTTGTGTCCTGTCTCATCGGCTGGCAATTCCATATATAAATTTTTGTATTCCTCACATTCTTTTGCATAAGGGCAAGCCGCACAATCTTTTTCGTATTTTTCACATTCCTTTGTAAGCAGGTTTTCCAGTTCTACAAAGCTTTCTTTCATGTTCATTTCCTCGCTTTCGTGCTTCATTTGATGTAATTATAATATCACTTTATGTAGTGATAGTCAACATGTTTTATCACTTTTTATGGTAATATTTTTGTTGACTTTGGGAACTATATATTATATAGTAAATTTATAAAACACATCAGAAAGGAATGATATAAGGTGCTTAAATATAAATTTAATGTGGGTGATGCGTTAGAACGTGCTGGGTTTAATATGTACAAAGCAAAAACAACCGGACTTTTAAGCCAAGAAACACTTAAAAAGATAAAAAACGAGGATACAAATATAAGTGCTAAATCATTAAATAGCCTATGCTTAATCCTTGATATGCAGCCCAAAGACATATTTATATATGAGGAGACAGCGGAAGACCTGGAACAGAAAAATAAAATTTAAAAACTTTTAAAATATCACTTGCAAAAGTGATAAACATATGATATTATAATATTGTCGAAAGGCAATAAGGCGAAAGCCAGAAAGGGGAATCATGGACGAAGATATGAGCGTATTTAAAAGTTACTTAAGAAGACTTTTACAGGATCTGAAAGACCTTAAGGAAGTATTGAAGGCTAAGGATTATGAGAAAGCCGAAAAAATGGTTGATCGTCTCATAGACGACACCCAAAAGGGCATCGAGGACAACTAAGCAACAAGCAACAAAGGGCGGCGCAAAAGCCGCCCAGTAACAACAAACAAGATCAAAAAAAGGAGAATGAATCATGAAAAATACATGTGTAAACGAGTATGGGAAAGAAATCAATTATGCAGTAGCTGAGAACTTAATGGACGACGATTTGCGCGAGGAAATCCACCGAGAGCTGGCGCCGTGCTCGGAACAGGAGTTTTTTGACGAGTACGCAAAACGGCACAAGGAGAAGTTCGGCGAGGTTTGGGAGTTAGCAAAAGAAAACCCGCAGTATTAAAACATAATGCAATTATTAACAGGCAGGCGTTAGGTCTGCCTGTATTTGCTTGCAAAGGAGATTTTTATGATTAAAAAATGCGTGATATGCGGCAAAGAATTTAAGTGCTCCCCAAGCGACAAAAAGGTTACGTGCTCTTCTGCTTGTAGATCAATAAGGGCAAGCCGGACGCACAAAGGCAAGCGGAACAAGTGGAGCGAGGCGTCAAAAGAAAAGTTAAGGGGAAAATGGCTGACTAACAACCTACAAAAAGGCACGCCGGCAGCCCAAAAAAGCCCTAAGAGCGGTCGGTATGAAACAAACGTAAATGCCAAAAACTGGCACCTTATATCCCCAGACGGTAAACATTATTGTTTTAGATCATTAAATTTTTGGCTACGGGAAAACTGCGAGGAGCTATTTGATTGTGCCCCGGATAGCGCGCAATTTCGCAACATAACGTCAGGATTAAGCAGAGTAAAAAGGTGCGTCATGGGGCAACTTCCGCCGGATCAGCGACCAGGGTACACATACAAGGGTTGGACGGTTGTCCCGACAGGAGACGACATCACAGATTTAGCGCCATACAGACAAAAGCAAAGTAAATGATCTGGTGATAAAGGGAGATATTTTTGTCTCTCTTTTTTGATGTATTTTAACGTTTATGCTTTAAAGTGGTAAATTTTGTATACAGAATGGATACAAAATGGAAACGCAGATAAGATTAGTATATTCTCTCCAATACATTGTATTTTTTTATCAAGGAGTAAATAATATATAATATATATCAACAGTACAAAAATCATAAACTATATACTTTAACGCGCGCGAATATAATCTATATATGCGATATACCCAGTAGTTTAAATTTATACTTGACAAAGGCTATACACAAATGATATTGTTATCGTAAATTAAAAAGCATCCGGGCAACAGAGAGCGCACAGGACCCGGAGGATGGAAACGGAAGTCATGCAGCCGGTACAGTTAAGATCTTGACGATCTTGATTGTATCGGTTTATTTTTATGGTCCAGAAAGGAGGTATATATATGTCAGATGCACAGAGAGCAGAAAGAGTAGATATAGACGAGATATACAAAGATGACATTGATAAATATATACACCTCTGGATGGATGAAAGAAATATAACTGATATGTGCAAGGCATCACAGAACAGATGGTATAACTGCTGCCAGTATGTATATGACAATGTTTTTAAGATCAACCCTGTATACCTTAAAGATGACAACCATATTAGCAATCAATATGATATTGACAAGGTCAATAAAGTCTTAGATATATATATAAGACTTTGCAATGATTACGAGAAAGTAATAAATATAGTTGGGTTTACTTTTTTTACTGGCATACATAGAGATACACTTAACGGATGGGTAAATGGCGAAAGGCTAGGCTCCACGGCTTCCGACATTTGCAAAAAGATTGACCAAATGAGGGAAGAAAGTCTTGTAGGCTTGCAGATCTCCGGAAAAAACAATCCCATGTGCTACATGCCGTCGCTCAACAAGTACTGCGGCTTTAATATGCCTGGCGTGAGAGACCAGGGAGCCAGAGCCAGAGCATTGACAGCTTCGGAGCTCCCTAAACTGGGAAGCGGGAATTGTGCAGGATTGCCAAACAACTCCGACAATTCGGATTGAAAACAGCGGGAAAAACGCAATAGACAATTCAAACAATTTAAAACCCAGTATTTAAAGGATTTGGAAGACATTGGAACGTAAACACATTACGAAAAACATGAGTTTAACGAATAGTTATAGAATTGCACGAACAATTAGAACAATTTAAAACAAAGGCAAACGCCGGAAGAAGCAGCCAGCAGACAGGGGAGGGGGTTGCAAAAGCCCAGAAGGAGCTGCCTACTAAGTCCCTCAAATATCCCCAAAAATAAAAAGGACTGTCTATCATGGAGGGACTATATGAGACCACTTAAAATCACGGCACCAATAGAATCGGATTCTGAAATTAGTTTCCGGGATATGGTCAATAGGAAAATAGAACGCTTGACCGAAGTACATTCGGAATTTGTAGACATAAAGTATTGGGGTATACAGAATCGGATATAGCACATGGTATAGTGCGATAATACTTTATCGATAATCACATCAAAGACAATCAAATCAAATTCACATCAGATAAATTTCAAAAATTACACTCGATAATATAATTCAAAAAGATTCCAAAAGGAAGCAAATAAAATGTTAGAAATGTGTTTTAATTGCGATTATTGTGAAGAGCAGAATGGAGATTACTTTTGCACAAACAGTGAGAGCGAATATGTCGGAGATTATGTAGAAAAAGAGTTTTCTTGTCCGGATTGGGATGGGTCGGAGGAAGATGAATGAGGGTTGTGTCACAGAAAAAAGATGCTTCATATGATTTTGACCGGACCGAATTTAGAACAAGCTATGAATGCATAAGCGCTACTTTTGATGGAAGAACTTTTGTTATTGGGAAATATGCTACACCAGAACGAGCAGCAGAAGTATTTATGGACATGCATAAAGCATATGCGCCTGTACAGGTAGTTTGCACAAATATGGACGAGAAACAAGTTTCTGCATTAGTTGCAGCATCACAAAATACACCGATTAGATGCGTCAAGATGGATGATCCAAGGATGGCAATAACAGTATTTGATAACCTTGTTTACTATATGCCGGAGAAATAGATTGCTTGCATTGCTCGTTCGCCAAATGGCAAGGCAACTTGGTTTTGATCACAGCATTTATCGGTTCGAGTCCGGTACGGGAAGTTTTGAAAATGGAGGTAAATCATGTTGATTTTAAAAACAGTCATAACAACATTTGATGCCCTTGCGATTTTGACGTTTTTCTTGCTTGGAAGAGATAGCAGCAACGAAAAGGGCGCTGTGGCAGTCTGGGGATCACTTATTACATTGTTTCTTGTCAATATATTTGCAATGTGGAGATGATGATATGGTTTTGTATGACCCGATATTTGGTATTCGCTTCCTGCCGGAAATTTTAACTACGGTCGGAAGAATACATATAAGCAGAAAAAAACATACGGGAGAAACCGACGTTCTGGATCTTGACAGTGACGCTGAGCACCAGTCTGAGAAGTCGGAGCATCCAGTATAGCTTAAGTCCACTGGCATTCGGTTTTTGCAAGAAAAAACTCGGCGTAAGCAATTATTCGGTGTTAGTGGACGTCGGCAAAATAAAAAGATCAAAAATACTATCATAAACGGCGCGCTATGCGCGCTGTGACGGAACGTAGCGCAGATGGTAGAGCACTCGGCTTATATCCGAGCGGTCGCAGGTTCAAGTCCTGCCGTTCCGATTGAGAGATAAGTGTAAAGCTTATCTCGGAATACGAAAAGTTCGTATTTCTCCTTTCGCCACTAGGACGTTTCTGTTAAGGACGGTGCGAGACCGTCCGGTGGCGTTTGCCGCGAAGTACGGCAAGGCGGAAGACCGCTTGGTGTTGGATGATGGTTGTCCCGTAATTTGCTGACGAGCAATACAGGCGGATTCCTATTGATAGTTCGGGCATCTATCCCACGGTGCCTGAGCTGTCAAAAATACAATTAGGCTGTGGCGGAAAAAGGTAGACGCTTAAGCATAAGACAACCACGCTTTGGTTAGGAACAAGTCATTGAATTAACAAGGCAATGAAGGAACCTGTTAAGGGTGTTACCCGTTGTGGAAAGTCGTTGTTATGTGAGGTGCAAATCCTCACCAGCCTATTTCCTGTGATATCGCACAGGATAGTGCAACGCATGGCACGAAAAATATGATTGCTAACCGTCGTATGGCGGTTTTCGTGGATGGCAAGAAAGGTATTTGCCGGAGTAAGACGCTTCGTGAAACTGATAGTCGAAAGGTTTCAAGTGCAAGGTTCAAGTCCTTGCTCCACGATGGTGCCGAGCTGATTGATACTTTGATTGAGGTATAAATATGGTTTTAAATTGTGCAAATTGTGGCGCACCAATTGAAAGTGACAAGAAAGCGTGCCCTTATTGCAAAACTCCATATGGTTTCCGTACGAAGATAGAAATGGAACCATATATTGATTCAAACGGAAGGATTTGCAGACATGAACCGGAAATGATAGAAGTAACAACTTTGGAAGATTGTGAACCTAGGTTTATGAGGAAGTAATTGAAATGTGTAAATTTTGCAAGAATTACGATAATAACAGAATATTCGGCGCTAATATTCCTATTCAGAAGTGTGCAAATGAAACGAATTTGACAAATGCACAAATTATGATGAATACAGGGGACAAAGTTCCCGGAATTGTGATTTATTCAAACTACTGTATGGCGAAAGGATACTTTGATATTGCATTTTGCCCGATGTGCGGCAGAAAGTTGGTAGAAGAATGAAACATAAAAAAGAATGGTGCACTTGCGACAGGTGTGGTGCAGAAATTGAAAAAGGAATATTGTGCGGAAATTCGATTACAAAGAATGGTATTTTAAATGTCACATACGACTTGTGCGATAAATGTATGGAAGATTTTAAGGAGTTTATGAGAAATGAGTAATGTAAAAGATTGCTCAACTTGTAAATATTGTAATGAAGATTTTGTTTTTGAAGAAGAGACAGGGGAAGAATATCCGTTTTATGAATGCCAAAAAGGGAATGACACATCACTTGACTATGAGCGCAAAGATTTTGAAAGGTTTATGAAAAATGATTGTAAATATCAATAACAGCACATACGAGATGAACAGCAAACAGTACAAAGCAGTTCTTGATACGGCGAGCAACGCTGTTACCTGCGGCATATACGCTGTGGAAAAGAACAAGGTAGCAATCATGATTCGAGAGGAATATAAAAGCAAGGAAGAGCTGAAACAGGCAGTTGGTAATTATACGGCGAAAGGGTTCAAGGTGTATTGGAAATGAAAAAAACACGTTCAAAAATTATAATCAAAACTAGAAAAGGTGGCTTTACAAAAATCTATGCCAACGGGAAATGGCAGAAAAAGGTATACAACATAGACTTCCATGCGGACAGCGTTGGATATGTTGGAAATGGCATAAATATTTCGTGCGTGTTTGATAGATACAAGACGGACAAGAATGGAGTTCAAATTTATAGCGTCGAAAATAATGAATTTGAGGTAGAACACTGCTCAGCAAATATTTAATCTGATTATCAGCGGAAAGGGGGACATACCATGGCTGATTTGAAAATATTTACAGAAAATATAGAACCGGAAGCATTAAATCAAATATATACGCTTGCAAAACAGCCAGCATTTTCGGATTGCAAGATAAGAATTATGCCAGATGTTCATGCAGGAGCAGGGTGTGTTATCGGGTTTACTGCTGATTTAGGAGAAAAAGTAATACCGAACATTGTTGGAGTTGACATAGGTTGTGGGATGCTTACTACAAACTTGGGGAATATTGATATTGATTTTGAGAGATTAGATAACATCATTAGAGAATATGTTCCAAGTGGTAGAAAAGTCCATGAAGAAGAAAACTCGTCTGTCGCAAGCGATATTATTGAAAAATTGCATTGCAAGGAACAGTTGAAAAATATAGATTGGCTGAAAAGGAGTTGCGGCACGTTGGGAGGCGGCAATCATTTTATCGAAGTTGATAACGATAGCAAGAATAATAAATATCTTATTATTCATTCGGGAAGTAGAAATATCGGAAAGCAAGTTGCAGAAATATATCAGCAAATGGCGATTGACGATATTTCGGGAAAATCAAACTTTAAACAAGATAGCGAGAAATTGATTGCTGAATACAAAAAATGTAAAAGAGAAAGAGAAATCAGCAAGGCTATCAAAGAATTAAAGCAGTCCTACAAAACAAATACAACCAAAATTCCTAGAGAGTTATCATATCTTGTTGGAAAACATAGAGAAATGTATTTGCACGATATGAAATTATGTCAAGAGTTTGCGAAAATTAACAGAAGAATCATTCAGAGCACTATTTGTTACTATATGTGTTGGGAAGTTACAAAAGAAACGGAACGATTTCAAACAATTCACAACTACATTGAATACGATACAAATATTGTTCGTAAAGGCGCTATTTCTGCAAAAACGGGGGAAAAAGTATTAATACCAATAAACATGCGCGACGGCTGCATTTTGGGAATTGGCAAGGGAAATGAAGATTGGAATTATTCAGCACCGCATGGAGCAGGGCGAACAATGAGCAGATCAAAGGCAAAAGAAAGCATTTTGCTAGAAGAGTATCAAAAAGCAATGGATGGAATATTTACAACATCTGTAAATACATCTACGATTGATGAAAGCCCTATGGCATATAAAACAATGGATGAAATAATTGGAAATATAAAAGACACTGTTGAAATAGTTGACATTATAAAACCGATTTACAATTTCAAAGCAAACGAATAAAAACAATTACCGGCTAACAAATGGAGTTAGTCGCTACCCTAAAACAGTTATAGGCAGAGGTCTTAAGGCACTTCTGCTTTTTTGCGGAGGTGCTTTTCTTTTGGCAAGTTCAAGCCTAATTTCCACAGTAAATGGATATGAAAATTACATACAGGTGCATGGCGTTGATGAACAGGTTATGGATGCCATGGCAGAAGCGGCAAGGGTAGCCATTCTGACGGAAAAGGATGTTGAGTATGGATTAAAGGTTTCTGCCAGAGCGAAAGAACTGACGGAGCAGTTTATCTTTCAATCTACAGGTGGCACACCATGGGATTTAGAGAAATATTCATTCCAAAACAAGGTATCTTATGAAATTCTGGACAAATATTACGGGATTTTGCTTTTGGAAGCGCAAAACAAAGTTGTGGATAGTGCTTTCCAGTATTTGGAAAAGAAAAGAGATCCTAAAGAACGGTTTTATATGCCAAGAAGAAAGCAATTTCTCAAAATAGGGCTTACACAGGCTTTACAAGGCATGATTGATGATAGATATGACATCCTGTGCGTATCCCTTGTTCCGGGAGCAGGAAAAACAACGGTAGAAAAAATGTTTCACGCACTTGTTGCCGGATGGTTTCCGAGAGATTTCAGCCTTTTTTATTCGCACAGCGGAGATATTACCAGAATGTATTACGACGGCGTGTACGATATCGTTACAAACGCGGAAGAGTATACATGGAATGAAATTTTCCCGGATCTTTCCGTGACGAGCACAAATGCGAAGATGGAGCAGTTTAATGTCGGGAAGTACAAGTCGTTTCCATCCGTACAATGTACGTCTGTTGGTAGTAAGAATGCAGGTAAAGTAAGGGCTTCTAAGTTCTTACTGGTTGACGATATGATAGGCGGTATCGAAGAAGCAATGAATCCCATTATCCTTGATAAATTGTGGGATAAATATGCCGTAGATGCCCGCCAGAGAAAGATACAGGACACGGACGGCAAGAACTGCAAGGAAATACATATTGCCACAAGATGGAGCGTACACGACGTCATAGGGCGCATCCAAAATATGTACGAGGGAAATCCGAGAGTAAAGGTTATTGCGGTACCGGATGTAGACCCAGTTACAGGAGAAAGCAACTTTGACTATGAATTTTCTGGGTTTACGAAAGAATTTTTTGAAGACCAGCAATTATTGATGGACGACATATCATATCGCTGTCTCTACAAACAGGAGCCGATTGAGCGAGAGGGATTGCTGTTTCCGGAAGATAAAATACGCCGGTATCTTAATTTGCCACATGGAGAGCCAGAGATTGTAACCGGTCAGTGCGATACAAAGGGAAAGGGAACAGACTATTTTGTTTTGCCGGTATTGCAAAAATATGGAGAAGACTATTACTGCGTTGATTGTGTTTGCGATAACACGGCAGATTATGAGATGCAGTATGAAAATGCGGCAAACGTTCTGGCAAACAACAAAGTGCAGGAATGTGAATTTGAGAGAAATGCCGGCGGAGACCGTGTCGCAATGGAAGTAAACAAGCGTGTCGAAAACAAAGGATGGATATGTAACATTACTGACACACCGACGGAGACAAACAAGGAAGCAAGGATTTTCCAGTGCTCTAACTGGATATTGCAGCACGTTATATTTAAAGACCCATCATTATATAAGCCAAATGAGCCATATGGAGTAATGATGTCTCTTATCAAGAGATATTCAGTGTCTGGTAAAAAGCAGTTGGATGATGTGCCGGATGTATTTTCAAACTTTGCGCTTAGAGTGACAAATGGAAATAACGTAGCCAAAGTAGAAGCGGCAGTAAATCCGTTTAGGAGGTATTGATATGGTAAACAAAGATATTTTAAATCAATACTTAGATTTAAGAGAAGAAGTAAAAGAAGTAAGGAATAAAATTGAAAAGCTTGAAAAATACATAGAAAAAATTGAGCAGGAAGGAACGGTTATTGATAGCGTTTCTGGTGGGAATGGTGGGAACCAACATTTTAAAATAGAAGGAATACCATTGCCAGAATATAGGCACAAAAAAACCTTGTTATATTCCAGAAAAACCACACTCGAAATTTTGGAAAACGAACTTCTTGAAAAAACAAATGAAGTAGAAGAGTTTATTGCAAATATAAAAGATAGCAGAATTAGAAGAATAATTAACCTTAGATTTTTAGAAAATCAATCTTGGAATAAGGTTGCCGACCAAATAGGAGGCAATAACACAGAAGACAGCGTGAGAAAAGCGTTTGATAGATTTATGAAAGAGTAAAGTTGTCCGATATGTCCGTTTTTTTTCTGATATAGTTATAATCGAAGAAGTCAACAAATAGTTGAACACTTTACCATCCCCCGTTGAAAGAGCATCGTAGAGAAATCTCCGGTGCTTTTTCTTTTGCAAAGAAAAGAGGACTTTATGGTATATACACCAAAAACAATATATTGCCCGCGGTGTGGAAGAAAAGTTGCCACGCACGATGGGCGTTCAACAATGAACATTTCTGTGGAATGTAGAAAATGCCACAAGAAAGTTGTTTTTTATCCGGAGAATGGAAAGACGGAATTAAAATCTCTTCCAATCCGGTCAACATCCAGTGGGATGACGTTTAGTTAGGAGCCAATTATGAATAATAAATCTCTCCAAGATCTTGTTAAGGGCTGTTATGGGCGAAAAATTTTATATACTGATGTTGAAACCATCACAGCAGACAATATTGTCAAGGTGGTGGGAGACTGCATCGGTAATTATTATTACAACAAAACCATCATAGAATACCTATGGCGGTATTACAAAGGAGATCAGCCGATTTTATACCGATTAAAGGTACAAAATGCTGATATTACAAACAAAATAGTAGAAAATCATGCGTATGAGATTGTTCAGTTCAAGGTAGGTCAGACATACGGTGAGCCAATTCAGTTCATCAGTCGAAAAGATGATGATGCGATCAATCATGCAGTAGATGAGCTGAATGATTACCTTGTGGATGCGAATAAACAGGAAAAGGACATTAAAGCTGGTGAATGGCAGTCAGCAACCGGAACATCTTTTAAGGCGGTAAGATTTTCAAATGGAGAAATACCATTTCAGATTGTTGCTCCTACTCCGATGAATACGTGTGTTATTTATAATCGGAGCACGGAAGAACCGGTTCTTGCAGTACAAGAACTTAAAGACGAGGATGGAAGATGGTACAAACTGTGCTATACAGACAATTATTCATGCAAAATTCAAAATGGAGTAGCTTCTGAATGGAAATTGCATGCATTTGGAAGCATTCCTATTGTTGAGTTCCCAAACAACCATGAAAGAATATCGGACATTGAACTTGTCATAGGGCTTCTGGATGCCATAAACAACATGCAGTCGAACAGAATGGATGGAATTGAGCAGTTTGTTCAGTACTGGGTAAAATTTGTAAACTGTGAGATTGACACAAAGACATTTGAACAAATGAAAATGAGCCATGCTTTGACGGTAAAGTCCAACAACAAGGACAACAAAGCCGATGTTGAGATTATGACGCAGGAACTTAACCAGAGTCAGTGTCAGGTGGCAAAGGATGATCTGCTTGATAATTTACAAGCAATACTAGCAATACCAAACAGAGAGTCTCAAAACTCTGGAGGAGATACACAGGGTGCCGTATCCTTAAGAGCTGGGTGGGATTTCTCAAAGACTAGGGCAAAACAAAAAGACCCTATTATCAAGTCAGCAGAGAAAAGACTGGCAATAATAATATTAAATATTTTAAGGGTAACTGGAAATGACTTGAAAATATCTCCAAGAGACTTTGATGTTCAAATTAACCATAGCCCATTAGATAACCTTTACACAAAAACACAGGCACTTGCACAAATGCTGCAATCTGGAATAAATCCAAGAATAGCAGTTGCAACTTGTGGATTATGGGGAGATGCCGAAAAGGTATCTTTACAATCACAGCCATATTTTGATGCTTTATATAAAACAATAGATATGGTAAATGAAGAAAAGAAAAATATAAAAAATCAAGAGCCGACAGTTTAGTTTTTGTTTGCTCTTGATTTCACATAATCATTTAAAATGCTTACCATAAGGTTATTAAGAGAACGCATATCTTCTTTTGCAATAAGTTCAAGAGAGGATTTGAGTTCCTTCTCCATAACAATGGTAGTTTTAACCTTATTTTTAGAAATTTGTCCTTGAGACATATTATCACCTCGCTTTTATACATTATAAATTGCTGCAAGATAATTGTCAAGTTGCTTGCAAGTTGCTAGCAACTATGATATAATAAAAACAAAGGAGATGATAATATGACAGATAAAGTAAAAGGAAAAAATTATACTCATGGATTAACAGGGACAAGAGTATATAAAACTTGGGAAAGCATGAAAGCAAGGTGTTATAACAAAAATGATAACAAATATGAAAAGTATGGCGGAAGAGGTATCAAAGTATGCGATGAATGGCTAGGGGAAAATGGTGTAAAGAGTTTTGCTGAATGGGCATATGCCAATGGATTTGACGAAAATAAACACCAAAAAGAACAGAGCATTGACAGAATAAATGTTGATGGCGACTATGAACCAAATAATTGTAGATTTGTAAACGCAAAGGTTCAAGCAAATAATAAAACAAATACAGTTTTTCTTGAATATCAAGGAAAAAGAAAAAGTTTACAAGAATGGTCGGATGAATTAGGAATTGCAGAATCGACTATTCGATGGAGAATAAGCAAAGGGTATTCAGCAGAAAAAGCGTTGACTACCAAAGTTAGAAAAACATTAAATACAGGGAAAAAGTATTTAACATACAAAGGAGATACAAAGACGGTTTCAGAATGGGCAAGATATTTAAAAATTGACCCTAAAATATTATATTCAAGATTAGGACGAGGGTGGACAATAGAAAAAACAATAGAAACACCCGTAGGTGTTGATAAGTGGCACAAAACAAAATAATAATTATTGGAAATAAGACAGCTACCGAGTAATCGGCGGCTGTTTTTATTTTATAAAAATTCGCAAAGTTGTGAGCGTAAAAAACAACAGTGTCATTCGGTGTCGTTGCACCGCAAAAATTCGTAAAGACATATCGGAGGTAATCAATGAAAAGAGAAGAGTTAATTGCAATGGGTATCAGTGAGGAAAATGTTGAGAAAATCATTGCTGATTACGGCAGTGCCGTACAGAGAGAACAGGCAAAAGCAGCAGAGCTTAAGGCAAAGGCAGACAGCGCAGATGAGTTGCAGAAAAAGCTGGATGAAATGGAATCAGGAAACCTCACGGAACTTGAAAAAGCAAACAAGGCGTTAGAGACAGCAAATCAGCAGATTGCAGATATGCAGAAAAAAAACGCCATCAGAGATCAGCGCGAAGCTTTGATGGAAAAGTTAAAAATCAATGCAGAGCAGGCAAAAACGGTCGTCAAAGATGATGGAAGCCTTGATTATGACGCTCTTGGAAAGATTACATCCGAAAAGGAAACCGCAGCAGCGCAGGCAAAGGAACAGGAGATTGCGAATAATTCTGAAAATCCGGGCGGCGGTACTGCAGGTGGAGAGAATAAAAAAACGGCAGATGTTGAAAATGCCGAAAGTATCAGCTTTGGCGAACCGGCAAAAAATGCAGAAGCCAAAGACCATTATGTTTTATAGGAGGTAAATTATGGGAAAACCAATTGAAAGAGACTTTACACAGAGTAAAGGAATTTTAAAATTTTTTCCTTATGAGGGTGCGGCGTGCATCGTTCCGCAGACAATGGTGTCAAGTGCCGATGCAAACGGAAAGAAGATTGCAAAGGCAGGGACACCGTTCCCAAGCAATGACGAATCTTGCAAAGGATATCTTCTGGAAGATGTTGACGTAACAATGGGAGATGCGCCTGGAACTTATGTATATCAGGGTTCTATTGACAGCGCAAAGGTAACAGCGAACGGAGTGACCGTGGAAGCAACTGCAAAAGCAGCAACACCGCGTGTCACTTTTTTTGATTAAGAAAAGGAGGTATTAGAGAATGGCATTACCATTATCAGAAGCATTTACCGCAAGAAGCCTTGGGGTTATGTGGAATAATTATGAAAAAACGCTTGGTTCTGCGCCTTACTTAGGTAGACAGAAATTTGGAACCAGAAAACAGGACAGCCTTGAGCTTAGATTTATCAAAGGGAAAAACGGTCTACCGGTATCCTTAAAGGCATCCAATTTTGATGCGCAGGCAGAGTTAAGAGATGTCGGTGGATTTTCGGATATTCAGAACGAGATGCCGTTCTACCGTGAATCTTACATGGTAACAGAGCGTGAAGAGCAGGAGTATGCAAATTACCAGTCGGCAGAAAATTCCAACATGGCAAACCAGGTGCTTAGAGAAATCAGCAAAAAACCGATGATGCTTATTGAAGGAGCAAGAGTAGTGCCGGAACGCCAGATTTGGCAGTTATTAGCACCATCTGATGGTATTCCAAGAGTACAGGTAACAATTGGCGGAAAAAGCTACTATGTGGATTATACTTCGGACAATGGAGTGGCGCACAAGAGAGACCATTACAAGGATATCTCCGGAAGCGATACCGATAAATGGTCTGCATCCGAAACAGCAACGCCACTTGACGACCTTATCGAGATTAAACGTGAGTTTGCAAAGAAAACAGGATATTCCCTTGCACGCTTTAGCATGAATACAGAAACATGGGAAATGGTCCTTAAGGCGGAGGACACAAAGAAACAGGTGCTTGGAATTACTGCTTACAATGGCGGTATTCGCTTACAGCAGGGGCAGGTTACAGAGTATCTTAGAGGATACGGCATCGAGATTGAAGTTTACGACAAACTTTACATCGACCCTGCAGACGGTGCTACCAAATATTTTATTCCTACAGGAGTTATTTCAGCGCAGGCATCCGGCGTGTACCTTGGAGATTATGTTTTTGGAAAGACACCGGAAGAGAGAAGCGGAAGTTTAACAGACGGAAACCTTTCTATTGTAGAAACCGGTATTTCGGTATATACATACGCAACAAATCATCCGATCAACACGCATTGCATTGTGTCAATGATCGGATTGCCTACTTTTGAGGGCATGGACAGCGTTGTTGTCATGAAAGTTGCGTAGGAGGTGCGGTATGATTGCTGAATACACGGTAAAACGCAATGGAAGATGGTACAAAGCAGGAGATGAAATCTCGGACATTGTTCCGGGAGAAAAATCTTCCGGCGAGTACACCAAGACAGAGATTAACAGAATGAGCACTGCTGATTTACAGGCACTTGCCGCTGAACATGGGATCGAGGGTGCAGAAGAAATCAGTGGAGCGGAACTGAAACGCATTTTGATCGAGCAGTTCGGATTATAGGTAGGGAAGAATGGACGAATATACAACATTAGAGCAGGTCAAAATCAGACTGAAACAATTTCATATTGAAACCGTTACGGATGAAGATGGTGTTACTTCTGATGTTGTCGTGTTCGACCAGAAAGAAGATAATCCTTACATCGAACAGCTTATCAAGCAGGCAAGAAATGAAGTGGTAAGCAAGCGGAATTACCCGAAAAGCTACACGGATGAAAAAATATCCGAAGACTTGAAACAGTTTGAGGATGTAATCGTCAATTTAGCCGTGTACGACCATTCACAGGCAGGAGAAGCCTATATGGCAAGTTATTCAGAAAACGGCGTAAGCCGTAGCTGGAAAGACAGGGAAAGCTTGTTCGTAGGGGTATTCCCGTTTGTAAAATCTTTGTGACCTATCTGCCATGAGTAGAAAAGGAATCTGTTTTTTGCAAAGCAATTATCAGTTTTTTAGAAGATTGTGCGTTACGTTTTGTCGACGTCGACAAAACGTAGCAGGCGGCACACATTGAGCGGTGGTGGGCGGTGTGCCATAAAAATGAAAGGCGGTATATGATTTGACGATTGAAATATCAACAGCAATCATTATAAGCGTGCTGTCGCTTGGTTTTTCCGTCTTTATGGGCTTGAAGAGCAATAAAAGAACAGACAACACGGAACTTGAAGAGCGCGTGAGGGAGAACACACGCATTAACATGAAGTTGGATGCCATTTCAAACAACACGACCGAGATCAAAAATGAAGTTTCCGAGATGCGAAAAGAAATCAATTCTCATGACAACAGGATCATAAAGGTGGAGGAAAGTGTGAAATCGGCTCATCACAGAATTGACGGAATAGAAACCCGTCTTAATGATGAAAAGGAGGTTTAATCATGGATATTATACAGGCGGTAATTGCTAACATGACAATTATTCTGGCGATTATTGGTGCGCTGGCATTTGTTGTGTCTGTGGTAACACAGGTAATCAAAGGTGTAGGCGTATTTTCTAAGGTTCCGACGGACATCTTGGTATTTGTTCTTTCCATCGGTATCACGGTCGCTGCGTTTGTGGCATACATGCAGTACATACAGACAACAATTTTATGGTATATGATCTTGGCGGCTATTATTGCAGGATTTATTGTTGCGTTTGTCGCAATGTATGGATGGGAAAAGCTTTCTGATCTGTGGAAGCGGTTCGGCAAGGATGTGAAGTGAAATGCTTGAGATCAATAAGCAAAAAATGAGTTATTCGCAGCAAAGCTGCAAGGTGCCGGTATATGTGACGGATGATGATGGTAACATCGAATATTCTTCGTACACGGATTCTGATGGTAATGTAATTTATTACCTTGATGATGACGGGAACAAGATACCGAAGACAACCGGAGAGTATACCACAGGTTATGAAAAGCCTGTGGTTTTTTATTCTTCGATCAGCAATAAGTTGAGCGAAGCACTTATAAAAGAATTTGGCGTAGATAACTCTACAAATTTTGTTCAGATCGTAGAAGACAAAGGAAATCTTCCATTGAGCGTCGGATCTTTGGTATGGAAACGATCAGACGTAAAGTACAAAGATGAAGAGAATACAATCGTTGACGAAAATTCGGCTGATTACATCGTAAAAGGTGTCGCAGACGAGGGATTGACGGTTGATTTGTTCTTGTTACAAAAAAATGTGAAGTAGGTGTGGCATGGGGAAGAAAGTAATCACAATGAGCCTGTCTGAAAAGTCTATTCAGAACGCAATACGAGAGCTTAGAGCCTATAAAAACAGCTTGACATATAAATGTCAGCTATTGGCAGAAAAACTCGCGGAAAAGGGCGTAGAGATTGCCAGAGTGCAAATTGCTGACCTTGACGCAATATTCACATCGGAACTGATTTCAAGTGTTCACGCGGAATATGAAGGAAGCACTAAGGGCGGCGGGATATGGGCGGTAATAGCCGGTACAGACCATGCCGCATTTGTTGAGTTTGGAACCGGAATTGTGGGACAGCAAAGCCCTTATCCGGGGAAACTGCCAGAGGGTGTTTCGTGGCAGTATGCAAGTGGAAAAACTATCCATCAGATTTCAGATGGAAGATATGGATGGTTTTATCAGGACGACAATGGCGATTGGTGGTTTACAGAGGGAATGCCAAGCCGACCATTCATGTATCTGACCGCGAATGAATTGCGTCAGATTGTTACACAGACAGCGAAGGAGGTGTTTAAATAATGAAGTACAGGAAAAAACCGGTAGTAATTGAAGCATTTCAGTATGACGGTGATTTAAAGGATAAAGACGGTAATTGGTACGTGCCGAAATGGGCGTCAGAAGCATTTGAAAAAGGCGTTTTGTTTTACCAGAATCCGATTTCAGAAGACGCGCCGCCATGCGAACTTTACATTAAGACGCTTGAAGGAAACCATCATGTTACTGTTGGAGATTATATTATCCGCGGTGTAAGTGGAGAATTATATCCATGCAAGCCGGATATTTTCAAGAAAACATATGAGGTGGTTAAATAATGGCAGACAACCAGTGGGTATTTGATCTTGAAACAAACATTTTCTCCAATGTTGTAACGATTGCCAAACCAAAACTCCAGAAGAAATACAAAAGCATGAATTTTGAAACTGCATTTACAACGGTTGAAAAGAACCTTGATAAAGACCCTGTTTTCCCGACTATTTACATCCATGAGATGCCGGGGCTTGAACGTGGGGCAGATTTAGAGGGCACATCCGTAAATGCGGTGCAGGAAACAATACAGGTTGACGTCATTACAAACACAAAGCAGAGCGATGCAAAAGGGATTATGGCTATTTTAGCTGATGCCTTTAAGCAGATGCGATTTCAAATCACAGCAATGCCGGAGTTTAAAAACGACAGCGAGAAAAAATTTAGAAGCGTTGCAAGGTTCCGGCGGATAATCGGAGCCAACGACAGATTGATGTAAAAGAGCCGAAAGGCTCTATTTTTTATGCACCGGGTGCATAAAGATGTGCCCGATAACCGCATTATTTAGCGGTAGAAAGAGAGGTAAAAATGGCAGCAGCAGGATTGTCTACGTTAGGAATTACGTTTGGCTATGGCACAGAAGCGACAGCCGGAACAAAGCCTACATCATTTAAACAACTCACAAGAATTAACTCGATTGGAGGTATTAACATTGAGCCGGAACAGATCGACGCATCCGCTTTAGAGGATGCAATTACCAGATATGTAAAGGGGCGCGCAGATACAGGCGGTTCATTCCCTATCACGGTAAACCTTACAGACGCCACAAAAGAAGAGTGGGAAGCACTTATCACGGCGTACAAAGCGCTTACCGATGGGAAAAGAATGTGGTTTGAAACCATTATTCCAGGATTTGCAGATGCGTTTTTTGTTGTTGCGCAGCCACCGGAGCAGATACCGCAGCCGGAGATTGGTCAGAATGAGCTTTTGACGGTTGAAATGAACCTTACCATTGAGGAATACAAGGGAATGGACACGGCCGTGGCGTTTACACCGGGGGAATAACACGTCAGTCGAATAGTTCGGTTGAATCGGCTGACGATAATCAGACAACCGAATCGGAACTTGAGGAAACAGTGTAAAAGAATAGGGCGGTCTTCGGACTGCCCTTTCCCTATAAAAAGGGAGAAAGGGAAAGAATATGACAAAATTAAAATTTGGAGAGAAAGAATTACAGATTAAGTTTGGATATGAAGCAACCGTGAAAAGCGGAATTATCAAGAAAGTAGCAAAATTAAATCAGATGGAAGATATGGAAGCGGTTGACGAAATCCTTTTATTTCTGCCAGAGTTAATTCTTGTTGGAGCGCAGAAGTTCCATAAAGAAGAGCTTGGCTATAACCCGGACAATGAAGAAGAAAAGGAACAGCAGCTTGGAAAAGTATATGCCATGCTGGATGATTACTTTGACGGAGAAGATGCAGATGTTCAGGAACTTTACAATGCACTTTTAACAGAGTTACTTGAAAACGGTTTTTTATCAAAACTGCTCAAAGCAGAGCAGAAAGAAGCGGAGAAGAAAACTCCGAGGAAAAAGTAGAAGAACAGAGAGAACTTACATGGGGAACATATTGCACGGAAATCCGCCCATTCTGGCTTTTAGTTACAAAGGGGTACGGATTTACTGTGCATGACATAGACACGTCTTGTCCGGCTGATTTAAAGCCATATGCAGACGTTTACAACTTAGAGAAGAAGCAAAAAGACAATGATATGTGGATGTGGTTTGGAACATATGGATTGTCAGCGGTATCGGTGGCAGTAGAACATTGTCTTGCTGGTAAAAAAGCTAAATCAAAGTATGTAGACAAGCCTATCACAGAGCATAGTTTGTTAAACGATTCTGAAATGACAGAAGAGGAAATTCAGAAACAAAGAGAATTATTTGTGGCAAAACTCAAAATTAAGCAATCAAATTATGAGTTGAGCCACCCAAAGAAAGAAGAGGTGCCACATGAAAATTAAAGGTATTGATGTTTCCGGTTACAATGGAAATATTAACTGGTCAAAAGTAGCAGAGAACGGCGTTGAATTTGCCATTTTGAAAGTAATCCGAAAAGATTTGCAGCCGGACAAGTATTTTGAAGCAAACTGGACGGGAGCAACAGAAGCTGGCGTTCCAGTGCAGGGCGTATATAATTACAGCTACGCAACCAACGCAGAAAAAGCGCGGACCGATGCGCAAAGAGTGATCGAAGTTCTTTCCGGAAGAAATGTGATGGTATGGCTGGACGTAGAGGATAAGTGCCAGCAGAATATTGGTGATAAGATTGTCTCTATTATCAATGAATATCAGAAGATCATTGAAGCCGCAGGGTGCAAATTTGGTGTATACACGGGTCTGTCTTTTTACAACAGCTATATCAAGCCATATCTTGAGCATATTGATTGCCCGTTTTGGGTTGCAAGATACCCGTCCAGTACGCCTATGATGATTACGGCGGACGCACCGGAAGACAAGAAGCCTGATATTCTTCATGAACTTTACGGATGGCAGTACAGTTCAAAGGGATTTGTAGCTGGTGTTTCCGGATGCGTCGATCTGAATGAACTGTATGTAGCGGTAGACACGGTAAATGTTATGCCGGAGCCAGAAAATACACTTCATAAGGTTGGAGAGGAAATCACGGTTTCTTCTTACTACAAATCTTCCACGGCTGGTATTGGAGATGCGATCATCAAGTATGCTTCCGGAACGATTACACGAATCAAGGCGGGCACGCACAATCCATATTGCTTTTCAAAGAATGGAGTTGCGGTAGGCTGGTGCAACGATGGAGATATTCGATCAACGGATGCTTCTGTGCAGTCTAAAGATAAAAAGATAACGTATACGGTACGACGCGGAGATACGCTTTCAAAGATCGCAAAAGAAAACAATGTAACGGTTGCAAAATTGCAGAAAGATAACGGGATCAAGAACCCAAACAAAATTTATGTAGGGCAGAAAATTTTGATTCAGTAAAAAATCAAGGACGGTAAGGTGTCACAGCCTACCGTCTTTTTATTATGCGTAGAAAGTTGGTGCGGTCATGGCAGATATTGATGAATTACAGATAAAAATTAAGGCTGATTCTGCAAAAGCGAGTGATTCAATTGATAAACTTGCATCAAGTTTGGATAGTCTTGGGAAAAGTCTATCATTTGATACCAGTAAACTTTCAAACATAGCATCTGGAATTAGAAGCATGTCTGACGCGGCAACAGGGTTTAAGGGTGCAAAATCAAAAGAGATTACATCACTTGCCACCGCATTAAGCAAATTCTCAAATGTAGACACATCATCTTTCTATGGTATATCTGCGGCAATGAAAAATCTTGCTGCAGGAATGAAAGATACGAAAACGATTGATGCCAGCGGTATTTTAAATACGGCGGCAGCTCTGTCTAAAATGGGCGGAACTTTGGCTACTGTAGGAACAAGCAATCTAGTTAAAATTAAGGATGACCTTGCTTACTTTGTCAAAGGAATGAACAGCGTAGGGGCACTTAATTTTGATACAACAGGTTTGACCAATCTGATAGGAAGTATCAGCAAACTTGGTGGTAAGATTTCCACACAGGCAACAGCCAATTTGCCTCAAATATCAGCGCAACTACAGAATTTTGTGCGCCAGATGAATAAAATCGGCGAACTGAAATTTGATATGACAAACATGAGTAGCCTTGTGACGTCCATATCAAGGTTAGGAAGCGTTGCAAGCGGCAGGGCGGTAAACAACATACCTTTGCTTGCAGATAACCTTAAATACCTGTTTGAGACGCTTTCAAAAGCGCCTAACGTAAGCGCAAACATCATCCAGATGACAGAAGCACTTGCCAATTTGGCAAAAACAGGAGCATCATCCGGTAGAGCGGCAACATCTCTCGGAAAAAGTTTGAACATTTTTAGTGGATCTGCGAACAAGGCGAAGAGTAGCAGCTTTAGCCTTGCGGCAGCTTTTGGAAAACTGTATGCATCGTACTGGCTGTTATTCCGTGCTTTCTCAAAGATTAAGGATGCAATCGACATATCATCGGCGCTGACAGAAGTTGAGAACGTTGTTCGTACCACGTTCGGCAATTATGAGAAGCTGATACAGGACTTTTCAAAAACATCCATACAGGATTTTGGCATGTCAGAGTTGACCGCTAAACAGGTGGCAAGCCGATTCCAAGCTATGGGTACAGCCATGGGATTTTCACAAGGAAAGATGGCTGACATGTCGCTACAGCTTACAAAGCTGACTGCAGATATGGCTTCTTTCTACGATATGGAACAGTCTGATGTTGCAAGGAACCTGCAGGCAGTATTTACCGGGGAGACAGAGCCTTTAAGAAAATACGGTCTTGACCTCACACAGGCTACTCTTAAAGAGTGGGCTATGAAACAAGGACTAGATGCCGACATTTCGTCTATGACGCAGGCAGAAAAGACCATGCTCCGGTATCAGTATGTTATGGCTAATACAGCCGCGGCGCAAGGAGACTTTGCGAGAACATCAGACACATGGGCAAACCAGGTAAGAATCCTTAAGCAGTCATTTGAACAGCTTGCGGCTATTATCGGTGGCGCACTGATTAACGCTTTTAAACCGTTTGTGCGAACTCTTAATGCAGTCATGCAGAAAGTTATTGCTTTTGCTACGACAGTAACCAATGCGTTAGGATCAATCTTCGGATGGAAATTTGAGATTTCTGCCGGTGGCTTGGCAGATGATTGGTCTGATGCAGCAGGGAGCGCGGCTGATATAGCAGACAGCACTGGACAGGCGGCGAAGAACGTTGAAAAGATGAATAAGGGCTTAAGAGCCTTTGACGAACTGAATCTGATTACCACTCCGGATAATTCAAGCGGATCTGGTTCTGGTGGTTCCGGCGGTGGTGGTGCATCCGGCGGTGGTGCGTCCGGTGGGCTGGTACAGGTAGATACCATTTTCAAGGACTATGAAAGTCAGATCAGAAGTTTGCGGGAACTTGGGGCATATATCAGCGATGCGCTATCAGATGCCATGGAATCCATTGACTGGGATAGAATTTATTCCAAGGCTAGAAATTTTGGAAAAGGGCTGGCAGATTTCCTTAATGGGCTTATTACACCAAGATTGTTCGGAGATGTCGGCATGACGATTGCAAGTGCGCTGAACACAGCAATTTATACAGCATTGTCATTTGGAGAAGAATTTGACTGGACAAATCTGGGAGATTCCATTGCCGCAGGAGTGAATCGCTTCTTTGAAACGTTTGATTTTTCGGCACTTGGTAGAACGATCAATACATGGGTTCACGGAATATATGACACTATTACAACAGCAATTGGAAATATCAAGTGGTCAGAAGTATGGGATGGTGTAACGGATTTTTTGAGTGAAATTGATCTTGAGACAATATCTCTTATTATTGGAGCATTTGCACTTAAGTATGCAGGGAAATTTCTTACAGGTAAAATTCTTAAGGAAACGATAGGAAAACTGATTAGTGAGAAGTTTGTGGCGGCGTTTGGACAAGAGTCAGTAAAGTCAATTCTTTCTTATATAGTCCCAATTTCACTTTCCGTTGCAGTTGGGGCGTTAACTTTTACTATTGGAAAAGACAGTATAAAAAAAGATGCAGAAAATCTAGTAAAAGCATATAAGGATGGTGGATTTTTACAATATTTGCAAGAAAGCTTAAAGCAGCTTATAAATCCGTTTGAGTGGATAAATGCATATGGTGGGGGCATTTTGAGTCAAAAAGGAATACTTGATCGTTATTCAGACGGAGTTGACTTAAACATTAAGATGCCGAAAAAAGAAGATTATGCATCTTTAGATGAATACCAAAAGGCACTAAACGATTTTAACAATAATGTACCAGACAGCCTAAAAGTTCCAAGTAGCTTTGATTTAAAAGCATGGATAGATGAGTGGAAACAAATAAATGGTTTAGATAATGTGGACTTAAGAGCAGAAGTTGTTCTTCCAAACTTGAGAGAAAAAATATCTGGGTTTAAAGACGACGTAAAAGAATGGTGGGGATTAGATGTTGAACTACCCGTTCGCAATAAATTAACAACAACTTTAGAGGATGTTTCTTCATGGTGGGAAGATGTAAAGGAATATTGGGGAGAAAAAAAGCTCTCAATACAGACAGAAATAGGAGAAATAAAAGGTAAAATAGAAGAAAAGTGGAATGAAGCATCTGAATACATTCAAGAAAATATTTTGCCTTGGTTTACTAAAGATCATTGGCTTGAAATAGGAAACGGAATAAAAGAAGGTCTTTCGACTAAATGGGAGGAATTCTCTACATGGTGGAGTGACACAGGTATAGCCGTTTGGTGGAACGAGAAAGTTTCTCCATGGTTTACAGTAAATACATGGAAAAATCTTGGAGAAAGCATAAGAAAAGGTCTATCTAAAAAGTGGGAGGAATTTACTGGATGGTGGGAAAACACAGGATTCTATAAGTGGTGGAATCAAGATGTTGCTCCAAAGTTTACAACAGACAAGTGGACATTTAGTGGTATTTCAGATGGATTGAAAAATGCATGGAATAATGCTATAGCTGCTGTAAAGCACATATGGAACGGATTTGCAAACTGGATGAACTCAAAGCTTTCTTTTTCGTGGGATGCGGTAAACATTGCTGGAAAGCAGATTGTTGGAGCCGGAAGTATAAATCTCGGGAAAATTCCTACTTTTGCCGCCGGAGGATTCCCAAGCCAGTACAGTATGTTTATGGCGGGAGAAAATGGACGGGCAGAAATGCTGGGGACTGTTGGAGGGAAAACAGCGGTTGCCGGTGGACAGGAAATTACAGGTATTCGAGATGCAGTGTACAGTACGGCGCAACAGGAAATGGAATTGCTAAGACAGCAAAATCAGTTGCTTCAAGGAATTTTGGAAAAAGAATTTGGGATTACATCCGAGCAGATCGGAAAAAGCGCTCGCAATTATGCAAAAGATTACTTTAACAGAACTGGAAGAGAAGCATATATTTTCTAATGACAAATACCGCCACTTGTGGTAGAATCATTTTATTACAAGTGGCGGGAGGGTAACACATGGCGTTGATTAAATGTCCTGAATGTGGAAAAGAAATTTCAGACAAAGCAGAAATGTGTATCAATTGCGGATTTCCGTTGAAACAACACGAAAACAATGAAATGTCTGCGGGGAAAAGTGAATTTTATAAATCATACGAACAAGAAAACGAAAATGATAGAGGGTGGGAACGCCCAAAAGAGCCAGAGATTACAGGTGTTGGAAAATTATTCTTAAGAAATTCTGTTGAAAGATCTCAAAACACGGGATTTAATGGTATATATAAATATACTTTATTCGGAGAAAAAAAAGAGGTTTACTGTCCAAGATGTGGGAGCGAAAATTGTTCTCATTATACGGAGCAGAAATTTGTACCAGGCAAAACAAAGACAAGATACACTGCAAATCTAAATCCATTTAAACCGTTTACTTTAGTAAATAAAAAGGAAAAGATTTTGAGAAAAGATCAAACATATGAAATAAATAAAATTATATGTAATGATTGTGGCTACACTTTCATATAAATTTGGATTTAATATGTGGAGAATTACGATGGAGAATAGGGAGTCTGAATCAGAACTAAATGAGTGCAAAAAGAAGTTGAATAAAGCACATCAAACGATAGAAGAATTGAAAATTAAGATGACGCAAGATAAAAAGAATTACAAATGGGAAATAAGAGAGTTAAATAAAGAAAAAGATGCATTAAAGGCGCACAATACTGATCTTTTTAATCGGGAGTCAAACGCGCTTATTCGTGCGGACGATTTGGAAAAAGAGAATATTGCATTGAAAAAAGAGAAAAAGAAATTGGAAATAAAAATAGAAAAACTGGAAAAAGAGAACGAAAACTTATTGAAGAAAAAGGATGAATGTACTAGGGATGCAGATTGGGAAAGGCTGGGGAAAGCGGGTATATAAGAGGGAGCGCAGAGATGCGCTTCTTTTTTTGATACATAAATATTTCTTTACATCGTACGGACTTTTTGATAAAATTATAGAAAATAAAAAGAAAGGAGAAATTTGTGTGCCGAAAAAAGGACAAAAAATTAAAACCAATCCAAAAGATAGGAGACTGGAAATACGTATAGACAGAGAAACAATAGAAAAACTTGATTTTATAGTTAATGCCGAAAAAAAAGACAGGTCAAAGATAATTAGGCTTGGAATTGAAAAAATTTATGATGAACTGAACGCATACGAAAGATAAAGGATTTAATAAAAATCATTTTCGTGTGCGTTTTATTTTATATACGGAAGATATATAAACTTGCTCAAGATAAAATATACATTTTGTTTTACTAAGGATATTATAACGCTAAGTTTTACGCAAGATGACTATATTTGAATGAATGAAAGGGTTTATGTATAATGACTGATTTAATGATTTTTGAAGGACACGAGGTAGAAGTATTTGAATTTGAGGGACAGGTATTGTTTAATGCAAATCATGTCGCTGAGATATTAGAAATTAAAAATGTAAGAGATAATTTGCGAAAAATGAATGACAGACAGGTTGTTCATCTGACAAATTCCGCTGTCGGTAAAGCCGACAGCAGAAATTCGGATGTGACAAAAAGTAACATCCGAAAATTAAACAATGCAGGAGAAAACTTCCTTACAGAAAGCGGTGTCTATAAGTTGGTATTCAAGAGCCATAAGCCAAACGCTGAAAAATTCACAGATTGGATTGCTGATGAAGTGTTGCCAACGATTAGAAAAACTGGTGGATATGTTAGCAATGAAGACCTGTTTATTTCCACATATCTTCCGTATGCTGATGAAAGCACAAAGTTGATATTTGCTCAGACCCTTAGAACGGTTAGAGAACAGAACGAAACCATAGAAAGACAAAAGAATGAAATTATGCACAAAGAAGATGTGATTATCGGACTTGTGGATGATATTTCACTTGCGGAGAAGAGACAGGTGCTGAATAGAGTTGTACGTTACAATCATGCAAATTACCAAGAAAGATGGGCTTTGCTTTATCGGGAGTTTGAAAATAAGTATCATATTGACTTGCAAAATAGACTGGATAATTACAATAAGGAACACAAACCGAAATGCAAAGGTAAACTTGACTATATTGACAGGGTTATGGGAAAGATACCGGAACTTTATGAGATTGCGGCAAAGTTGTTTGAAAGCGATGTAAAATCTCTTGTTGAGGAAATGTATCAGGCGGTGACAGCGTAAAAATTTTGAAAAAAGATATTGACTTTTTGTGGCTCAACTATTATTATTTAATTGTGCCACAGAAAGTGAGGTGTAAAAATGTCTCCACGCACAGGAAGACCTAAAGCATTATCTCCAAAAACGATAGAGGTTAAAGCAAGAATTGATGAAAAAACAAATGATAAGCTTAACCAATACTGTGAAAAACACAACGTCACGAGGACTGATGTTGTAAGAAAAGGGATTGAAAATGTTTTAGAAAATGAAAAAGAGTAGTTACCGCCCTGACAAGCAATATAACTACTCCAATACTCAAGCAACCACCAAAAGCGGTTGATACATGGATTATACCGCTTTTTGGAATGGTTGTCAAACAGCAAACGAAAGGCAGGAAAAATCTATGAGAAACATTGAAGAAATTGTAAGAACGATACTTAATAGTGACGCGCTGATGGAGAAAGTGAATCATGTTGTGGAAATCGAGAGGATGAAGTATAACCGTGGTTGGAGTACCGAAACGGACATTGATAATTTTTCCCCGATTGGTTTTCGCAAAGTGGTAACATCAGCCATGAATTTGCTCGGAATGCAGAACGAATCCGGCGAGGTTGATATTGCCAGTGAAATTCTTAAGGACATTTTCAGAAATGAAATCATAAAAAAGGATGGAACTTATTTGCCGAGCCAAATTGAGCAGTACAGATCGTTGCTTTCTCGGCTCGCAATCGAATGTGATAACGAAAAATTGTTGCGCGGCGTTGTAATATTTATGGCAGATCTGAATGATGAGGACGTAATAGATCACGACGGTATTTACCGCCTTGTAAAGAAAGGCGGTGCAAGATGAAAGAACAGCTGATAACGGAGATCCAGAGCATACAGGACGAAAAATTTTTGCAGTTTATTTTGAACACAATTATTTCATTTAAGCAGAAATGGGGGATTTGCTGATGAACAATATTCAGATTTTTAACAATCCTATTTTAGGGGATTTGAGAACGGTTATAGTAAACGGAAAAGAATACTTTTTTGGAGTAGATATAGCTTCGATGCTTATGTATAAAAGACCAAGAAAGGCGGTTTCGGATAATTGCAAGGGTGTCCTGGTCGAGGATAGCTTTAAAAATAATGGTGGATATGCAGAACCTCTTATTCCGGAAGGAGATATTTACCGATTGATTATTAAAGCTGGTCAACAGGGTAACAGTAAAGAAATAAAAGATAAAGCTGACAAATTGGAAAAATGGATATTTGATGAAGTTTTACCGAGCATCAGAAAGACTGGTACATACATGATGCCGCAAACCACGGACGGGAAGATTGCATTGCTTGCACAGGGGCACACGGAACTGAAAGCAGAGGTTGACGAAATCAAGGCGGATTTGGAAAGTCTTAAGATGGACTTACCGATACTTCCGGTGGAAGCCGACCGCATTACGGAAGCTGTCAGAAAGAAAGGCGTTTCAATCATGGGAGGAAAACAGTCGAGCGCATACAGCAATCGTGGATTACGCCAAAAGGTTTACAACAACCTGTATGCTAATCTGAAATACAACTTTGGGGTTCGGTCTTACAAGAGCATCAAGCGTAGCCAGTGTGATAAGGCAGTGCAAGTGATAAATGCCTATCAGACGCCGTATTTTTTGCAGGAACAGATTGACGATGCCAATATGCAGCAGAGGTTGGAATTTGATTGACAGATTTTGGCATATGGTATAGAATACAAAATAATTAAAAATCACGCAGGTAAGACCTAAAGAATTAGGATGTCCTGCAAGCCTATGAGGAATAGGTGCGGATTCGTGACCGCCAGAGATTGAAGAAATTCAGTCTTTGGTGGTCTTTTTGTTTGAAAATTCATCCAAATGGATTGAATATATAGTGCGTAACTCCTGTTAGGGTATGTTCCTAACACGCACGAAATAACTATATCCGGTTCTGCGAAATGTGGAATCGGAGAAAAATTTTAGGAGGTGGACGGTATGGAATATACTGCTCTTTCGACTAAAGATAAAATCCGATTCGGAAATGATGTACAGACGATAACAACACTTGAAATTGCTGAAATGATGGAACTGGAACATTGGCAAATTTTAAGAAAATTAGAGGGAACTAAAAACCAAGATGGAAGCACAAAACAGGTTGGAATTATACAGATATTAACTAACAACAAAATTGTTGTCAGTGATTATTTTATTCCATCCACCTACAAAGACGCAAGCGGCAAGGAAAATAAATGCTATAAAGTCACCAAAATGGGGTGTGATTTCCTCGCCAACAAATTTAATGGCGAAAAAGGAATCATATTTACTGCAAGGTATGTGAAACGGTTTGATGAGATGGAGAGAGGACAGATACCGCAAGATTTTCCATCGGCACTTCGGGCATATGCGGATGAAGTAGAGCGCAGGCAGATTGCAGAACAGGAGAATGAAAAGCTGCAGCAAGAACTTGATTATAGCAAGGACTGGTATTCTATTAAGCGTGTTGCAGCAATGAACGGTGTGGACTGGAAAACATTTAATTGGCGAAAACTCAAAGAAAAGAGCATTGAACTTGGATATGGCGTAAAAAAGATTTTTGATGCGAATTATGGAGAGGTTAACACTTATCACAGGGATGCTTGGGAAGCAGCATACCCGGAGTATGAAATTTAGGAGGGATTTTATGAGTGGAATCAAGATTACATATGGAAACGCGGAAGTAATTCACACGCCGGAGAAAATTGTGATTAAAGCGACCAATATCGAAGTAATCACAAAATAGATAAAGAAAAAGAAGTGGCATCTATCAAATTGGTGGTAGGTGCTATTTTTGTACCCATTTTTAGGAGAATAGCCATGAAAAAATATAAACCAATAGACTGGAGCAAGTGCCCGGAAAGTCGCACACCAATAGGAAATCCGAATAATTGCGTCGTGGCGGATATTCTGCCGGACGGAAAAACTGAAATCTTATTTTCAAGTGATGATAACGGTATTTATATTTGCAAAACTGAAAAGAAAACTTGATTGGAGGTGTTTGGCATGGCGTACAGCGGATGGTTGTTAAAGATTGGAAATTATACAGTTCCAATGTCTTTTATGAAACCGGAGACATATAGCCCATATGTAAATATGCAGGACTTAGATGATTATACGGACGCTAACGGCTATCTACATAGAAATGCCGTGGAATTAAAGGCGTTAAAAGTTGAGTTTGAAACACGGGCTATGCTTACAAACACGGAATTTAATGCCATTATAAGTAAAATCCGTCAGCAGTTTACTAATGCAACCGGAAGAGCCTGCTATATCACGGCGTACATCCCGGAATATGACGATTATGTAACACAGTATGGTTACATGGCAGATTTTCAGCCTACTATATACGGAACGTATGGAGGTCAAATCCATTACAACTCTGTAAGGCTGGCATTTATAGGGGGTGTATACGATGGTTGATTACCAATATTCAAGCCTGTTTTTAAAGGACAGCGTAGACAAACAGTTAAACATCGTATCTGATGATGGGAAAATCAATATCACAAACACCGAACTACACCAAGAAAAATTTGAATTGACAGAAAGCTTGTGCTCGGAATCCGAATTAACATTCGGGGCATGTGAAGCCGGAATGATTAAATTCACGGTGTCCAATGTATTCTTGCCAATGAAAGGCAAGTGGTTGACTGCAAAGATGACTCTTAATGGCCACGAAGATAAACCATTCCAAATAGGAAGATACAAGGTTTATTCTGACACACCTACGGCAGATCGGACGTGCCGGGATGTGGTAGCTTACGATGCTTTGTATGATATTTTATCATCTGATGTTGCTGATTGGTACAATAAGATACTTCCACAAAAAGATAGCAAGGTAACTCTCAAACAATTCAGAGATAGCTTTTTTAATCATTTTGGAGTGGAACAGGAAGAAGTATCTCTTGTAAATGATGAAATGATTATTGAAAAAACTGTAGAAGTGAAAGCATCAAGTAGCGGAAGTTCAGATACCGCAGAGACAAACACGATAGGCGAAGCCATAAGCGGAAAAGAGGTTTTGTATTGTATACTTGAAATTAACGGTTGCATGGGAAATATCGGGCGCTATGGAAAGTTTCGCTATGTGTACTTAACGCAAGAGATGCAGGGGCTTTATCCGGCGAATGATCTTTACCCGGCGAATGATCTTTACCCTAGAAATCCAAAGAGCACCAGCATAAGTAAAAGCCAGTACATTTCAGCGCAATATGAAGATTATATTGTCAGAACGATTGACAAACTGCAAATTCGCGAAAAAGAGAATGATATAGGAGTAATTGTAGGTGATGGCGGAAACACTTATGTGATCGAGGGAAATTTCCTTGTTTATGGGAAGGAAACAAAGGAATTAAACAAAATTGGAGAAAAAACGTTATCAAAGATAAAAGGAATTATATACAGACCATTTAGTGCTGACTGTAAAGGAAATCCATGCCTTGAGGTCGGAGATGCGGTACGGCTGACCACAAAATATGAACTGATCGAGACTTACATCCTAAAGCGCACGCTGAAAGGCATACAGGCTTTGCGTGACGATCTGGAAGCGGACGGGGAAGAGTACCGGACAAGTAAGGTCAACGGAATACAGCGGAGCATATTGCAGCTGAAAGGCAAGAGCAACACTCTGGAACGGTCAATCGAGGAAACAAAGTCGACAATCGTTGATGTGGAAAAGGGCTTGCAGTCCCAGATCACCCAGACAGCGGAGAGAATCACGGCTGAGGTAAGCCGGGCGACAAAAGCAGAGGGAACGCTGTCGAGCAAAATCACCCAGACGGCAGAGAGTATTACAGCAGAAGTGAACAGGGCAAACCAAAAAGAGGGAGAACTTGCGGCTGCAATCAAGATAAACGCCGACGGGATAACGTCAAAAGTGTCACGCGACAGTGTAGTATCGGAGATCAATCAGTCTGCAGAGGGTATAAAGATCCGCGCTGATCTTTTGGAACTCAAGGGTTCTATGGAGATGACCGGCGGATATGTGCATATTAAAGCGGCAGAGAGCACAGACAACTTGATCGAATTTAAACGATCCGAAACTCTTGTGCAGATGGGAACTGATGGCTTACGGTCGGCGGCTGATTCGAGGGAATTGACGGCAAGCTATTCTGCGGTAGTAGTGAGAGACACATCGGCAAATACGATTGCACAGATGTTATCTTCCGGAAAAGGAATCTCATCCTACGGCTGGGAATCTTATTCGGACAAGCGCTTAAAACACGGTATAGAATCTCTTGATCGGGAAAAGAGCGCAGCGCTTATACAGTCTCTGCGTCCGTGCCGCTTTATTTATAACTATGACGCCGCGGGACATTACCGGCATGGTCTGATTGCACAGGAGGTACTGACTGCGGTCGGAGATGAAGACTGGGCGATTTGCTCTGAGAATCCAGATCCGGATGGAAATACCTATTATGCGCTTGACAAAACGGAACTGATCGCTGATCTGATCGCTACAGTACAGTTACAGCAAGAGGCACTAGAAGAATTAAAAAAGAAAGTAGGATGAGAAAATGGTCAATGCAAAAATTCGTGAGTTTGAGAATGACATTATCAATTTTATCAATGCAAGTGTTGATATTCCGATTGAGGTTAAGCATCTGGTACTTAAGGATATTTTGCACCAGGTAGAAGCGGAAGCAAACCGGCACGTTATCGCCGAGCGGGAGCAGATGCAGGAAAATCTTAAAAAGGAGAGTGAGGATCATGAATAAAGCATATAACCGTATCAACTGGGAGAATTACCCGAGCGATGCAACGCCTTTGAATGAAGCGAATCTCAACAATCTGGACAGTGCCACAGATACCATTGACGACCGTGTGATTACGCTTGACACAACCAAGGCAACAAAAACAGAGGTGGCAACTCTTGTGTCGGATGTGACCTTTGAGGAGTCGACCGGAATCATCACGATCACAAAAAAGAATGGTTCAAAGGTTACGATCGACACGCAGATGGAGAAAATCGCCGTCAACTTTGACTATGACCCGACCACGGAGCAGATCATGCTTACTCTGATCGATGGCACGAAGCAGTACATAGATTTGTCGGCGCTGATTACGCAGTATGAGTTTTTGGACACTGATACAGTGGCTTTTACCATCGGTACGGACGGCAAGGTATCAGCCGTTGTAAAAGAGGGAAGCATCGAGGAAAAGCACTTGGAGCCTAATTATCTGGCAAAGATCAAGGTAGAGGTTGCAAAGGCAGAAACAAGCCGGGCAGATGCGGCGGCGAGCGCAACCAAGGCGGAGAGTTACGCCGTCGGAGGTACCGGAAGCCGGGAGGGAGAGGACACGGATAACGCGGCGTATTACTACCGGCAGGCGAAAAGCATCTCCGAATCTTTTGCAGGAGCATTGCGTCCGATGGGTACCGTTTCATTTGTCAGCTTACCTGCATTAACTGCGGTGACCGCCGGGGATATGTACAATATTTCCGATGAGTTTACGACCACGGACGATTTCAAAGAGGGAGCCGGCAGTGTGATCCCCGCAGGGGCGAATATCTATAAAACATCGGATGGCAAGTGGGATGTTCTTGCGGGTACTCCGGTGACGGGGGTCAAGGGTGCAAAGGAGGTAGCCTACCACCGTGGAAACGTAAGTCTGTCGGCGGCGGATGTTGGGGCAGTAGCCGAGAAGGGGGATGCTTCGGACACGACGGTGACTTTTTCGGCGGCGGCGGAGCGCGCCAACATAACCACTGGAGAGAAGTTGTCTGCGCTATTTAGTAAGATTGCAAAGTGGCTGTCTGATCTTAAGCCAGTGGCTTTTTCAGGTAGCTATGATGATTTAAGCAATAAACCCACGATACCGACGGATACATGGCGACCGGTGCAGGATAATCTTACATCTACAAGCAGTACAGATTGTTTATCTGCACGGATGGGAAAATATTTATCCGAAAATAAAGCCAATGCCGTGCATTATCATGATGCTAGATATTACACGAAAACGGAGACGGATGCAAGAATGGCAAAGGCGGCTCGATATGTTGGCTTATATGAACAGGAGATTACGTTGGCAGCGGGCGGGGAATTTTACCAGGCAATTCCGAGCGAGTATCAGAATGGCGGATATATTTATATAATAAATTGCTCGGGTAACTCGTTGAACTTTACCGGCAACATGGAGGGGTACAATATGGCTGTGAAGAATAGAGGGGCAGCTACTTTGGCGACTCGTGTGCAGGTACATTTCTTTAGTATTGGAGTCTAAACATGTTTGGCACAAACCTGCATAAGCAGTGTTTTATATCTGTTCAAAACCCAGACGTTTTTGTTGACCAAAAGTGACAAATCAGACGATTTATGTCGAAACTTGCGACCAAAATGATTTGAATAATGCTGGCAAAATTTGTAAAATAAAATTGTCCGATAAGGGCACTTCAAGTTCTGGAGAGAGGGCGATGTTTGGCGATTCATTGCCCTCTCAAATGTTACTGGTAAATAATGGTAATTTTTTTTGTATGGGGTTGACTGCAAAGAACGTACGTTCTGTAATGGCATTAACATTATCGGTTGCAGAGATTGGAGGAGAATAAAATGGGGGAAAATGAGTTCAATGAGGAAACAGCGTTTTACAAGGAAAAAATAACTGAAATGGTCGTTAAGTGCGACAACGAGCGATTTTTGAAATTTTTATATAACACAATACTTTCATTCAAAAAAAAGTGGGGCATTTAGTGCCCCTCTTTTTCATGCCAATAGGTTATATTGTCAAATATAGTCTGTCTATGTTCTTTGCTAAGTTTCATTAGCATTTTTAAGTTATCCAGCAATTCACTATCTGACATAAGGTCTGGAAGAATATCTGGTGCGTTTTCTAAATTATCTTCCCAACCCATTAAATAAGATGGAGAAACTTCAAGAACTTTCCCAATAATTTCTATTTTATCACTTGGAATATTAGTAATAATGTTGTTTTCATATTTATATAGTGTTTGCTTTGAAACTTTTATTTTCTCTGCAAGCTCTACTTGTGAAATACCTAAAAGCTCTCTCTGCTTTTTTATCCTATCTCCGATTGTCATTTGAGTTTTCCTCCTTTCCTATTGGTAACTTTATTATAACACAAAAAAGTTACTCGTCAAGAAAAAAATAACTTGACAAGTTACCAAAATGGAATATAATAAAAGTAACTTCAAAAGTTACGAAGTTAGAAAGGAGTAGTCAGATGGTTGATACAAACAAACTTCGCGGCGTTATTGCTGAAAATGGCAAAACACAGGCTGATGTTGCGGAAATGATTGGAGTTACGCCAAAAACATTTTATATGAGAATGAGTAAGGGCGTTTTTGGAAGCGACGAAATTCAGGTTATGATTGATAACCTTCACATCCAAAATCCAATGGATATTTTTTTTGCAAAGAAAGTAACTTAAAAAGTTACTAGAAAGGAGATGTAAAAACATTGGAAAAATCAAGATATTCTGTTTTGGATTCATCTGGAAAAGCAACGATTGTTGAGCGTAAAGACGGAAGATATATTGACATTGAAGAAATGGCGCAGCATGTCGCATTTAATGTTTTGGACGATTACAGCAAAATTCTTAATGGCGAAAAGAAAATTGATGAGACAAACATTATATTGTCTATCAATGTTCTCAACGCCGTTGCTCCGTTAGCAAAATATTTTAGAACGGGCTGTGCCTACGGAAAGGATTAGTAGATGCAGATACTTTTGCTAAAGTTGGTTCTTCTTCCGAAATTTCTTCATTGATTTCTTCGCAGTATTGGTCGTACTTGATTTTGAAATCATTGAAAGAACCGTTATATCCACAGATTTTAGCAATAGCGTAGGCAGATACATATTCATCGTTCAAAATTACACCTCCCTTATTTGATGATAAGGGAATTATAACATAGAAAGGAGAAGAATGTTGCATAGCATTGAAGAATTAAAAGATACCCTCTGCCAGCAAATCGAAACGCTGGCAGAGGAAAGTAAGAAAACATCAGATACGGAAACAAAAATTCGCATTGCAGGCGAAATCGACCGTATCGCTGAAACGATTATTAGGATTGATGCCGATTGAGTATTGATTCGATGCTAGATATGTTTCTTTCGATAGATTTTAGCTCTGAAAGATTTTTAATGCTTTTTAAATTACTTAATTTATGAACAGCACAACAATCAGAACTGGAAACATACCAAGCACAATCGCGGATGCAATCTCTAAAATCGTTAAGTGGACATTTGTTAATGGTTACCACCTCCTTATGGAGGATTATAACACGGAAAGGAGTTGGATGGAATGGACGAGTTAGTGAAAGTCAATTTTGATACACAGACAGTATCGGCAAGAGATTTATACGATTTATTATCGAAAGAAGACGGAGTTAAAGGTACAGAACGTTTTAGTAAATGGTTTGAAAGATATTCTGGGTATGGATTCGTACAGGGCATAGATTTTTCAACCCCGAACAAAAAAGTACGGGTTCAAATCGAGGGAACCAGAGAGGTTCAGCGAGAGGTAGACGATATTGATATTTCTGTTGATATGGCAAAACAGATTTGTATGTTGCAGAGAACGGAAAAAGGAAAAGAAATTCGCCAGTACCTCATCGACTTGGAAAAGGCGTGGAACACACCGGAGCAGGTATTTGCCAGAGCGTTAAAGATGGCTGACGAGAAAATCAACAGCCTTAAGGAAAACAACACAAGGCTGATCGCTGAAAATCAGCGTATGAAACCGAAAGAAATCTTTGCTGATGCTGTAGCAACAAGCCACACATCAATTCTTATCGGAGACTTGGCAAAGCTGATCTGCCAGAACGGCTATCAGATAGGGCAGAAGCGGTTGTTTGAGTGGTTGCGTGAGAATAACTTCCTTATTAAAAGCGGTTCGTCAAAGAATATGCCACAGCAGAGATATGTTGAACAGGGATTGTTCGAGGTAAAGGAAAGCAACGTGCAGAATCCGGATGGATCAGTAAGAATTACTCGGACAACCAAGGTAACCGGTAAAGGTCAGATATACTTCGTCAACAAGTTCTTGGAAAGAGGTTGCGCTGATGAAGAATAGCCTGGCAAACTGGTAGTTTCCAACAAAAATATGGAATTGGAAAGATTAACAGGAGGAATTCATGGATAAACAAACGAATATTGCTTTAAGAAAAACATTAGATCAGATCGGCGCAAGCCATTCGCTCAAAGGATACATATACACAATTAGAGCGATAGAGAAATGTCTGGACGACAGGGATGCGCTTAGATGTGTTATGAAGGAAATTTATGCAAAAATCGCAGAAGAGAACGAAACTACCGTATCCAAAGTAGAAAGAAACATCCGGAACTTAATAGAGGTCACATGGATAAATGGAAATGTGAATGCGATCAATGAAATTTTTGGTTATACAGTTTCGCCGAAAAAGGGGAAGCCAACCAATTCAGAATTTATTGCGGTAATAACAGATTTTGTGTCCTTGCACGGGCAGGAAATTGAAAGTGATTCTTATAAGTGGCGGGAGTGAAGTGCGTATGAAGAAGTTGGCAATGGTGATTGAATTTGTAGGCGCTGCGATCTTTTTTCTTTGTATGTGTGCGGATGCAACGGAAAATCCTATTGTAGCGGTACCGACCATAATCAGCTTACTCTTATTGTATGCCGGATCAAGAATTGAAGGAGGATGGCAGGATGCGGAAGAGATTGTCGAAGATCATGATTATTATGTTGATGGTGATGACACTGACGATGGTATTACCTACATTACATACGACAGCAACGGAACCGAGCGATACATGGATTTCAAATGAGTATCTTCCTTATATAAAGGGGATTTCAAACGAATATCATATTTTCCCGGAAATGGTAATGGCGATTATCGAGCATGAAAGCAGTGGACAAGCCGATGTGGAGAATGGTGGATGCAAAGGTCTCATGCAAATTTATGAAAAATATCACAGAGACCGGATGGAACGTCTTGGAGTAGAAGATCTCTATGATCCGTATGGGAATATTCTCGTTGGATGCGATTATTTGGCGGAGTTGTTTGAAAAATATGAGGGAGACATGAGCACAGTCCTTATGATCTATAGCGGAAAATCAGATGCGTTGACCAGAACATACGAGAATCGCACTGAATATGCCAAAAGCATAATGAACAGGACGGTTGAACTTGAAAGACTTCATGAAGAAGCGGAATCAGACTTTGGAGAGGGTCTATAAACACTACTACATTATAATACGAGGAGAATTTCAAATATGAATAAAGAAACAATGGAAAACAACAAAGTGGAACTGGCGGGCGTGATTATTTCAGAGCCGGAGTTTATGTATGAATCATACGGAGAGAAATTTTACAAAATGTCTCTTGGAGTAAAAAGAAAGAGTGGCGCCGTAGACGAGATCCCATTAACCATTTCAGAAAGACTGTTTGACATGGAGGACAGATATTCAGGAATGGCGGTAAGGGTTTCTGGAAGTTATCGATCATTCAACAAACAGGAAGGTACCAGACGCCGGTTGATCTTATCCGTGTTTGTTTGTGACATCGAGGCGATTGACTCAAAAGATGCGAATATTGACAAGAATTGCATTACGATCAATGGATATGTTTGCAAAGAGCCGAATTACAGAGAGACACTACTTGGCCGCGAGATCACAGACATGCTGATTGCAGTAAACAGAGATTATGGGAAATCTGATTACATTCCGTGCATTTCCTGGGGAAGAAATGCAAGATTTACAGGCGGATTTAAAATCGGGACCCGTGTTAAGTTGATTGGCAGAATCCAGAGCCGAGAATACGACAAGAAGATTTCTGACACGGAGTTTGAGAAGAAAGTGGCTTATGAGGTTTCCGTAAGCAAATGTGATGTGATTGAGGAGGGGAAAAATGAAAATAACAATTAAGAGTATTCACATCGAGAATTTCAAGGGAATCAAGATGCTTGACGTGACTTTCTCGGGCAAAACGAAGATCAGCGGACAGAACGCCGTAGGAAAGACAACGATCTTTGATGCGTTTACATGGCTGCTTTTCAACAAGAACAGTTCTGGAGAGGAAAAGTTTAATGTACGACCACTGAACGAAGGAATACGAGTTGATAATGTGGAGATCAAGGTGTCTGCCATTCTGGATGTAGATGGAAAGGAAGTTGAACTTTCCAAGACACAGAAACAGAACTGGGTTAAGAAGCGTGGAACCGATACGGCAGTATTGCAGGGGAATGTTAATTCGTTTGAGATTGACGGCTATCCGAAGAGTGAAGCGGATTTCAAGGCTTATGTTTCGGAATTGGCACAGAGCGAGGAAATGTTCAAAATGCTGACTAATCCGCAGTATTTCTCTTCCTTGAAATGGAAAGACCAGAGAGATATTCTTATGAAACTTGTTTCAGAGGTTTCAGATGTAGAGTTGGCACAGACGGACGCGAAGTATGCGCCATTGCTTTCGGAATTAGAGAAAGCACCGTCTACGGATGATATTAGAGCAAAATTTTCCAAAGCATTGAACGAGTGGAAGAAGAAGCAGGCAGAGATTCCAGTCCGAATTGACGAAGCCATGAAATCCAAGGTTGACATCGATGTTGCAGAACAGGAACTTGCGAAAACAGACTTGGAAACCAAAATTGCAGATATTGATGCGAAGATCAAAGATTCTGACGGAGTAATGATGGAGTTAGGACGTGAAGAAATGCAGCTGCAGTTTGATATGTCTGGAATTATGCAGACTATGAATCGCGATCTGACAAACAGGAGAAGCGAGATCGAAGCAGAATTACGCGATTTGCAAAACGAGATGAAGCGATTTGCAGATACTATTGCTTTGAAAGAGAGACGGGTTTCAGAAAACGAGACGGTTATTTCCAATGCTGATTCAGAGAGAAAAAGGCTTGGAGAGGAGTACAACGCAGAAACAGCAAAGGCTTTTGATGAATTCCCATATCTGTTTGATGAATCCGAGTGGGTATTTGATGAAAACAGCACCGTTTGCTCATTGTGTGGTCAGAAGTTGCCGGAAGATAAAATCGAGCAGTTAAAGGCTGATTTTGAAAGCAGAAAGCGAAAAGCCAAGGCGGATGCAGAAGAAAAGTTAAAATCAGAAAAGATCAGATTTGACACAGAAAAGAGAACAGCACTGAACAGATTGGTTGCTATCGGCACAGAGAGAAAAAATCTTATCACAAAATTAAGGGATGAAAATGCCAAAGCAAAGGAAGAAATAAAGTTTTTAAAGGAACAGGAGCAGGAAGATATTGCAAAAAAAGAAAAGCTCTGCCAGCAGTTATCATCGATTCCGGAAATTGCCGATTATTCGCAGAATGAAGAGTATGTGAAGATGAAAGCAAGGCATGACGAAGTTCTGGAAGAAATTGAAAAGATGAACGCCAATGGAGAGGATGCAGCAGTTGAATCCTTAAAATCTGAAAAAGAAGAGTTGCAGGAACGTCTTTATGATGTAAACAAAATCATTGCAAAGGCATCTATGAATGTTGAGATTGACGAGCGTATTTCCGAGTTGCAGACAGAGCAGAAAGAGATCGGGCAGAAAGTTGCCGATCAGGAATACATTCTTTACCTGTTGGAAGAGTTTATTCGTTTCAAACTCAACAAGGTTTCTGAATCAATCAACAGTCACTTCAAGACCGTAAAGTTCAAGCTTTTCGATATGCAGTTAAACGGAGGTATGAAAGATTGCTGCGAGTGTACCGTGGGTGGTGTCCCATATTCATCTTTGAACAGCGGACATAAAATTGTAGCCGGGCTTGACATTATCCGTTCTCTTAGCGAGTTATACGGCGTAAGCGTGCCTATTTTTGTTGATAACGCAGAATCGCTGAATGAGTTCAATGTGCCGGATATGGATGCGCAGTTAATTCTTTTGAGCGTTTCAGAGGACAAGCAGTTGAAAGTGGAGGGTGTTTAAATGGGAGAAGTTATCAAATCTTACAAAGGATTTAACAAAAATATGACTTGTCGTGGCTTTCAGTACGAAGAAGGAAAAGAGTATGAGGAAGAAATCGTAGAAGTTTGCGATCATGGATTTCACGTTTGCGAGTATCCGCTTGATTGCTTGAATTATTATTATCCAAATGAAAGCGTATACCACGAGGTAGAGCAGAGCGGAGAAATCCAGAAACATAATGATGATACTAAGGTAGCATCTACAAAAATTAAGATCGGAGCAGAAATTAGCATTGCGGGTCTTGTTAAAGCTGCAATCGAATATACAGTAAAACGTGTAAAAAAGGACGCTGAAAGCGATGAAAAGCATGGAGCATCCTCGGCAACCGGATACAAGGGAGCATCCTCGGCAACCGGAGACTA